ATGAAGACGGTCTGCGAAGTTCTCGGCGTGGCGCGCTCTGCCGTGGCGGTAAAGCGAACTCGCTCGTCCGACTGGCGCGATGGTCGCCGTGCCCGCGTGACCAACGATGCCGGGCTGGTCGAGGAGATTCAGGCCCATGTGGCGCATCTGCCGACCTACGGCTACCGGCGTGTCTGGGCGCTGCTGCGCCGCAGTCGGGAGCAGACCGGTGCGCCGTGCATCAACGTCAAGCGCGTGTATCGGGTCATGCGGGAGCATCAGTTGCTGCTGCGCCGCCCCGGCGTGCGGCGAGACAAGCGGCGACATGACGGTCGCGTTGCCGTGGACCGCAGCAACACCCGCTGGTGCTCCGATGGCTTCGAGTTCCGGTGCGACGATGGTACGCCGCTGCGCGTGACGTTTGCGCTGGACTGCTGCGACCGCGAGGCGATGAGCTGGGCAGCGACGACCGGCGGGCATAGCGGTGATGTGGTGCGCGACGTGATGCTGGCCGCCGTCGAACAGCGCTTCGGCACCACGCAGGCCGCGCAGCCCATCGAATGGCTGACGGACAACGGCTCGGCCTACATCGACCACCGCACGCGCAGCTTCGCTCGCGAACTGGGTCTTGAGCCGCTGACCACGCCGGTCCGTTCGCCGCAGAGCAATGGCATGGCCGAATCGTTCGTGAAGACCATGAAGCACAATTACGTCGCCTATATGGACAAGTCTGACGCACCAACAGCGCTCTCGCGTCTGGCTATCGCGTTTGAACACTACAATGAGCGCCACCCGCACAAAGCCCTGAAATACCGCTCGCCTCGCGAGTTCAGGCGTAATGCGGTGTCATCAACCTAACGGTGTCCGCCTGTCCTGAGTTACAGGGGCAACTCCACTTTGCGCGCGCGCTGACTCGATCGACGTGCTCTATACCGTCGATACGCTGTTCCAAGAATGACGTCAGGCATGCAGCCAACGGGACAAGAATACTCGCATACCGGCGCGAATACTCCGCAAAGAGCTCTTCATCGTTCATCGGTTAGACCTTAGCTTTTCGTCCACGATTACCCCCTGCGTGGAATAAGCGTGGGCATCGCCTACCTTCTTGGGATGGAAGACGTCCTCAAATCTATCTGTAGGCGCGGATAAGGTTGCGCCGTTATCGAGCTCTATCTGCTTGTACGGGACATGCCTAATAAACTCGTCTGCATCGAACCGAAACGATTCGGCGATGAGACGTGCCGGCTTGACAGCGGATTTCACTGCGTCCTTGGCCCTTTGGGACATCGCGAACTGATCGCAAAACTGCTCAATTGTCATTGCGTTCGATGTCAAGTTTCGCGCGAGCCGCGCGGCTGCGACGATCTCTCCGCGAACTTGGAGATCGCTCGTAGACCTACTTGCTTCCTTCATGGCAATCGCAAGTCGACGCGTGCCCTCGGCTGCGGTGGTCGTGAGTTCCGAGCGCAGGAAGTCCACAATCCAATAGTCGGCGATTGCTTTCGAGCCGTGATTAAGTTGTCGATCCGTGGCGATGCCTTTCCATGCGTCGCTCTTGCCCGCCTCATGCCGATACGTAGCCGCTTTATACGTGTGTGCATTCTTTAAAAAAACTTGTTCAACAAACTCCACACTTAATGCGCTTCCATTCTTACTAGCTACAACTCCTTCATCAGCAGCGAAGCGAGAAAGCACAGTGCGCTTTCCTAACTTGCCCTCATCAGCACCCAGACAAACAAAAAATAATCCCATACCTGCCGTACCTGGCGTTGCAGTTTGCAATGATTGAGCCAACGAGAGCGCACTTTCTATTCTTGGCCTTGCAAAGAAGGCGAGCAATTGCTCTCGGGTCGGATTGTTTTTATCGTCGGAGACGAATGTGATTGGGACATCGCGCCTAGATTTTTGGCTATGAAATATTTCCGAAAGCATCTTGGAAAGCTTTCCCTTGTCAGGCTTGATGTGGATGCCATCGATGGCGTCGGCAGCCCTTTCGTGATTCTTTGGATAAGTCAGAAAACTGTAGATGTGTTCGATTGACATACTCCTTCCCCCGATGCCCCAGAGCAACCTCAACACTACCGACCTTTTTCTTGGTGTACTAATCAGCCTAGCAGATGAATTCTGCTCGACGCCACTTTCTTTTCATAGTTAGGGAAACAACTAAAGCACCTTCCAATAATTGGGGGGTAGATCGCCATTTTTATTGATTTCAATTAATTAACTATCAAGCGAGGTGTTTTGCAAAGTTAGCCAGATGAGGTGGATATGCCGTAAACCTGCGGCGACGCAGCACGCGAAAGGACGAGCCAATTCGGCCACCTCGGTGTTGCGGCCGGCACTGCTCAACGCCAACAAAGTCACTTTGGTGCTGCGACCATGTCTTCCGCCTTGTACAGTTGCAACATCGCACGAGCGGCTTCGACATTCGACGTCGTGAGCCATTCTCCCCTGTCGTCCGGCCGAAGTATGACGAGCGACCGCTTTTCGTCGCCTGGCTTGTGCATGCGCGACATGATGGCATGCCCTTCGGCATTCACCGTGATCATCGACATTGAGTGCATCTCGATCCCGTCCGCGCCTATCAACGTGCGCCAAATTCCCGCGACGCAATATGGCCGCCAGCCAGTCAGGCCGATTCGATGCCAGACGTTCTGACCGGTCTCGTAGCAGGGTTCGTAGATCCATTGCGCGGGAATCAGACAGCGGCGACCTGCGCGCCACGCCGGCCCGTATAGAGGCGATCGCCCAAGATTGTCGTCGCGCACGTTCATCGTGCTACGTATGATCGGTGGCTTCTTGCCCTCCTCCTTCGCCTTCTCGATGTTCGCTTTTTGCAAGGCGCGCGGCCAGTAGCCGAATCCGGCGAGCAACGCTTCGACTCGTCCGTCGACCATCGCCACGATCGGAGCCAGATAGTCAAGATAGACCTCGGGATCCCACGGCGTCCGCCTCCAAAGGTCACGCAGCACGGGAAGCTTCAGTTCGGAGAAGCCTTCGGGCTCACTCGGCGCACGGTAATTCGTACACATTTCCGCCCCCGTTTTCGATGCTTGACCAATGCATCTTACTCCGCGATATACTGGATGCCCATACAGCATTTATCGTATGATGAAACCTCGCTGGGCGTACATCTGGGAGTACGGCTTCGCAGGAGGCCGCGAACTGCTACGCACCCCGATCGAGTTAACGCGCGAAGAATTCGAGGCTTGGATCGACGAAGATCCCCGTGCCTGCGGCCTTGTGCACACCTCGCCGTTGGAACACACGAAGATCGATCGCAACCGCGTACCGCTTCGGGATACGCGTATCAGGTGCAAAACTGCGATGCCAGAATTCGATGCGCCGAATACTGCGGAACTGCGTGCCATGTGGCGCACGCACACCGATCCCGAGGTGCGTTGCCTGATTCTTGAGATCGTGATGCTTCGAAAGTCACTCGACGAAATCAAGACGTGGTTCGACAGCGTCGACAAAGAGCTGACCGACAAGGGGCCGTTCGGAGGCCCGCAAGGACACTTTCAGAAACTGCGCCATCTCCTTCGACGGGAGATGCAGCGTGCGGGGATGATGCGATGACGATGACGTACGACGATGAGCTTCGCGAGTTCGGCTGGACCGCCGTCAGCCCATACGGCTATACGCACAAGAGCGGATGGTCGATCGGCGTCTACCGAGTTGGGGATCGCTGGATTACGCTTCTTTGGGACGCGCACTCGATTCATGACGAATACGGCAATCCGCTTGCGGCCGCCAAACATCACGCCTCGTTGGTGTCCGATGATGAAAGCGATCCGCCGATGCAGGATGCCGCGCAACTGACAGAACTGACAGGTGTCGCGACTGCACAACCGTAACAGTCGCCCGCCTGACGTACTCGATGGTAAATTTGCACGCAAATTTCCACGAGAGGGGCCAGTGGTCAAGCGCGCGATCATCTGCGTCGGCGATACGACGACACACGGCGGCAAAGTGCTAGAAGGTGCGCCGACGTTCACGCTCAACGGGCGCAATGTAGCCGGCGTCGGCCACAAGGTACTTTGCCCTCGCTGCAAGGGCATTTTCCCGATCCTCCCCGATCTGCTCGGACGCCGCTACCCGCACACGATCGGCGACCGTGACACCGCCGTCGAGGGCATGCGCACCGCCTGCGGCGCGGAGTTGATCGCATCGCAGGGAACCGGAACGATCGACGATGTCGGCTCGGGCGAACGCGGGGGCGGCGGCTCGCCCGGCGGATCGGTGGCAGCCGCAGCAGCCGCGGTCGCCCCTTCCCCCACGCTCTGCCTCGAATGCCTGAAGGCGGCGGCAAAGAACGCCGCGACGATGGTCGCACGCGGATGACCATGACGCCGCCGACCATCGAAGCGCATTTCGAGATACGCCGCCAGCAAATTACGCTGCCCGCGCGACTCTTCGCGGCGGTCGACGCGCTGCTCTTCGCCAAAGCGTCGGACGCCCCGCCGCTGCGTCGCGCGAACTATTCGATCGCGCTCTTCGACGGCACACCTGACGCGTCGCTCGCCGATCACGGCCCTTGGCTGATCGACCACGCGCTCGCGCCGGGGCCGATCCGGCGCGTGCTCGCCGAACTCGCGGCCGGGCCGATCGGCACGTCGTGGCTGATCAGCGCATATTCGTTCGAGCGACTGGCCGCCGAACTGCGCGAGCACCTCGACGTGCGGCTGCCGGATGGCCGCACCGCGCTGTTCCGGTTCTACGACGCGCGCGTCATGCCCGACATCGCGCGCGTGATGAGCGACGCACAACGCTCGCAGTTCTTCGTGGCAACGTACGACTGGCTTGTCGAGATCGACGGGCGGCTGACCGGAGTGCATCCGCATGCTTGAACTGACCGCAGAACAGGTCGCCGGACTGGCGGAGATCGACGAGCGCGGCTTCGTCGAACGCGTCCGGCAGGATCTCGTGAAGGAGAATCCTGCGTTTGCCGACGACGGCGGCTTGTCGTCCCGGCTATGGGCCGCGTATCGCGCCGCGCGCGCGTTCGGCATCGAGCAGGACGAGAACGTCGTCGCGTTCCTGAGGCTCGAGGCGTACGCGCCGGGCTTCTACGAAAAGCCCGCGACGAAGGCATGGCTCACGCGCCCCGGCCGCTCGGCCGATGAGCGCTTTCATGATTACCTGCGCGTCATCAAATGGCGCATCGAACATCCCAACGGAGGGCTGGAACATGGCGGGATTTCTGTTTCCGGTAGTGGAAGCAGCGGCGGTGGAGCTTGGTCCGATCTTGGCGCGCGTTGGCGTCGCCTTGTTGGGCGGGGCGACGGTGGCGGGAACGGCGAGTCTGTCGGGTGACACGCCGAAGGAGGACAGCAAGGCGACGCCGGACGTACGGGCATTGCCGCGCACCGGCGAGAAGTGCAAGCAATGTCCGCCGGAGCAGACCGGCCTCCCCGTGCGGAGGTATTACCGCATGAACCGCGAGCCTCGAGAATATCAAGGGCGCGTCACCGGCCGCCCGTATAGTATCGAAGAGGGATGGAGCGAAGAATGGAGTTGGCTCGGCTTGGACTATGATGGGTTTCAAGCGAGTGAATGTCTACTCCAAGAGGCAAAGGGCAACTTCGATCAGTTCTTCAGTCGCAAAACACGACGACCGATGAAGTGGTTTTCGGGGTTCCGAAAAATAGATCTACAGATCGAGGCTCGCGCCAATATCGTACGCGCCAACCCTCCAACGAAGCTCAGGTACTACTTCCAAACACCACTGACGGCGTCGTATTTCCGCGAGCGCCTCGCCCGCAACGGCATTGCCTACGTCGTGACAGGTTAAACATGAAATTCTTCTCTCGCTTCATCGATAAATCGCGCGATGCGTCCAACGTCGCTGAGTACTTTGACGATCTGGGGAAGCTCGCCGAGGTGATCCACGAACACGCTCCCAAGTTCGATCATTGGTACCTGACCGGTGAGACGAAAGAGGATGCATTGCTTTACAGCGCATTCGAACACTGGAAGCCGACGACGGCAGCGCTCGCGGTGGTGCGCACCGAGCGCGGCAGAAATGACTACGCCTCCATTTCGCTATGGGACGGCGGCAACGATGAAGAGGAATCCGCATCCCTGAGCTGCGTGATTACACCGAAGGACAATGCGAAGGAAATCGAAGCCGACTTCGTCAACGATCAGTTGTTCGCTATGGATTCGGCGCTTGCGATCGCCTCGACTCTGATTCAGCTCACGTCGCCATCGTATTTGACCGTTCAGCCGTATGGCTACTTCGAGAAACAGGTGTTCGACGACAAGCCCGGCGTCGGCTGGATGCTCTACTTGCCGAAGGTCATCACGCAACAGCAGGTCCCCGAGGCACGAGCGCTGATTTCCGTACCCGCCAAAGGCAAGCAAACCGGCACGATCATCGTCAGCGTGACGGACGCCCCGTTCTCGGTCGACAATCCCGAGCACGTCGCGATCGCGAACCGCATCGAGATCCGGCTCGTCGATCAAGACCTGCTCCCCGCCTACGTCGATATCTGAGCAAGCCGGCGCGATCACCGCGCCGGCTGCATTCGTCAAAACAACCCGACCGGCTCCGCTGAATCGTCCCAACTAAAAATGATCAGCTCGCGGCGCTCGACGCCCTTCCCGCCGCCTATCGTGTACTGAATCGGCACGCTCTCGATATGGAAACCGGCGAACACGCGCCGGATCTCCGGATGGTCGTTGAGGCTGACGATCGCGCGCCCCTTGATCGACCGCAGCCGCTCAGCCATCTTCTCGTACTCCGTGAAAGGGAATGCGACGCCGTACCCTTCAGTCTCGAAGTACGGCGGATCGAGGTAGAACAGCGTGTGCGGCCGATCGTAACGATCGATGCAGGTCGCCCAATCGAGCCGCTCGATGTACGCATTCGCGAGGCGAATGTGCGCCGCCGATAGCTCTTCCTCGATGCGCAGCAGGTTCAGGCCCGGCACCGTAGTCGTCGCCGTTCCGAACGTCTGCCCTTCGAGCTTCCCGCCAAAGCAACTTTTTTGCAGGTAGTAGAACCGCGCCGCACGCTGGATATCGGTGAGGGTTTCCGGGACCGTGTGCTTCAGCCACTCGAACACCTGCCGGCTCGTCAGCGCCCATTTGAACTGACGCACGAACTCTTCGAGATGGTGCTGAACGACGCGATACAGGTTCACCAGTTCGCCGTTGATATCGTTGATCACCTCGACCTTGGCCGGCGGTCGCATGAAGTAAAGCGCGGCCCCGCCCGCAAACACTTCGACGTAACAGTCGTGCTTCGGAAAGCGTGGAATGATGTGATCCGCAAGTCGACGCTTGCCGCCGATCCAAGGAATAATGGGATTTGCCATGGTGAAAGCCGTTTTTAAACTTGGTGTAGAATCCGGCCCGCCTACCGGTAGGTAGCAGGGCCTTGGCCAATTCACTGGGGCATTCAGTGGAAAGGCGGCCGGCATGCGTGTTGCCGCACGCATGCCGGTCGCCCTGTTTCTCGTTACCTCCGCTCGCAGCCCGGCGTCTCGGGCCGCACCGCGCACACATAGCCCTGTAGGGCCGTCAGTTTGTCGATTTCGCGCTGATCGTCGCCGGCGACGCCAAAAACGCGTTCCGCAACCGCTGCATCGACGTCTGCATAGGCGGCGGCACCATCGCCCACGCCGGCGGTGCCGGAAGCGCCGGGCACGCCGTCGCGACCGGCTGCCGTGCAGTTTCGGACGGCGACGCGCAGCCGCTCAGTGCCAGCGGCAAGAGCAGCCCGCAGGCTGCGACTCTCTGCTTCATGCTCGTTCCTCTCCTTCGTGGTTCGTTGGTCGACGGCGGCCACCGCCGACGCGGCGACATCGTGCGCGGCGATCGCCCGCTGCTCGGCGTCGAGCGCGGCGCGCGAGATCGCGTCCAACGCTTCGGCGTGCCGTCGCGCGTCGCGCGCTCGCGCGACTTGCTCGTCGGCAAGCCGACGTGCGCCGATCAGGTACTCAACGCTGACGCCGGCCGCGATGCCGAGCAGCATGGCCAACAGATACGGAGCCGCTTTCGTCATCACAGCCCCCGCTCGCAGATCGCGCGCTCTTCCGCGCGCCGCTTCACCAAACCGGGCAACACGCGCCCCTGCGCCGTCACCCATTGCGGGCGGCCGTCGTCGGCCTCGTTGATCGCGCGGCACGCGCCGCGCAGATCACCCGCGTTGAAACGCTTCGCCGTCGTGCTGGCGCAGTAGGCGTTCGCGCCGACGTTGTATGCAAAGCTGACGGCCGCCGCGAGCTGATACGGACGATCTTTCAGCCCCGGCGTGCAACGCAGCACAGGTTCGGCGTGCGCAATCAGTTGCGTTTCGAGTGACGCGCGACACTCGGCCTCGCTGTACGCCCTGCCGACGACGACATCGCGCGTGTCGCCCATGCACCTCGTCGGGATGCCGACCGGATCGAGGTAGCCCACCAGCTTGACGCCCTCGAACTTCGGCACGACCACGGCCAGCACACCGGCCGCGACCGCGCCGACGACGCCGGCGAGCGTCTTCTTCGGCACCTTAACCATGCTTGCCACCTCGACGGCCCTTGTTCTTGATCAGGTAGTAGCACTGAAGGCAGATGTAGCCACCCGTCAGAATCGACACGAGCAGCGACGCCCACCAGTTCGCATCGTGTCCGGACGCCCACAGCCACAGCGACGACGCAACCGGCGGGGCGCTCTTCGCGGCGCTCGCCGCAATTTCGCTTTTCACAGTGATTGACTCCATAAAAAGAAAGAGCCGCTCCGGTTGCCCGTGAGCGGCTCTGCTGCATGCCCGGCGTCCGCGTTACGGCTGCGGCGCGGGAATGACAAGATTGATCTTCTTCGCCTGCTTCTTGCCGTGTCCGGCTTTCGCCTTGCCCTTGTTGCCGGCGTTGAGCACGACCTCCGTCTCCCAACTGCGGCCGGCGTATTCGTGCGTCACCGACTCGACGAGGAAATCGCCGTCCGCATCGCGCTTGAAGCCCTTCAGCGTCACCGTCTTCTCCGCCGACACGTCGGCGCGGCCGAGCATCCGCAAGCGGCTCGTGGCCGTGTGCCGGTTGAGCTTCGCCAGCCGCGCGGACGCCGCGGCCTTCGCCGCCTGCGGGCTCGCGAACGCGTGCCGCTCGGTATGCACGGCCGCCGCACCGGGCGGCGCATCCGGATTCGGGATCACGAGATCGATCTTCTTGCCCGACTTCGCGTCATGCACCTTCGTGCGCACCGCCGCGAAGCTCGCGCGATCCGGAAACGAGATCTCGTAGTCGATCAGTTGCTCCGGCGTGAGCAAGAGCGCCGGCAACACCTTGCCGCTCGCGCTCTTGCCGCCGCCGATCGGCGTGACGATCAGCTTGCCGGCCTTCACGGTCGCCGTCGCTCCGTACTGCCGCGCGATCCGCGTGACGAAGTGCAGATCGCTTTCGCCGAACTGGTCCGCGCGCGGCACGACGACGTCGATCGAGCACGCGGCCGCCCACTTGTTGCGCCGCGCGATGTCGCCGACGACGTCGGCAAGCTTCGCATTCGACCAACTGCCGTAGCGGTGCGTCTTCGACGTCGCCCGCAGGTTCGCCGGCCGCCCCCGGATCGCCACCGTCGCCGGCGGCCCGCGCAACACGATCTCGTCGATCGCGTACTCGCCGAGCAACGACAGCCCTTGCCCCGCCCAGCCGAGCGAGATCTTCAGCGTCGCGCCCTTCGGCGGAAAGCGGATCACGCCGTCACGGTCGTCGAGCTCGATTTCGCACTCGTCCGCCTCGAGGCCGGGCTTGTCCGTCGTTCGGATCCGCAGCACGCGATCCTGAATCGTGCGCGTGATGTCCGCGCCGTTCGCGATGATCTGGAATATCGCCTGCATCGCCCGCCCTCACGACCAGAGCTGTATCGGCTCGTCGCGCGGCGCATCGAGATCCGGCAACGTGATCAACACGCCCGAGCGGAACGGCTGCGGCTCGCGCGCGAGGCCCGGATTCGCCTCGTAGACGGCTTCGACGATGCCGCTCAGCGTGCCGTAGGCGGCATAACAGAGCGTGTCGAGCACGTCGCCGTCAGAGGTTCTTAAAGTCCTCGCCATAGCGGCCAAACTCCAGACTGAAGGTTTGCTTGCGCGGCGCTCCGTCCGACATGAGCGCCTCCTGTTCTTCCTCGACACTTTGCAGATACCAGCGCCCGAGCACGTCGCCCGTACCGGCCGTGAGCTGCACCGGCTTCATTCGCCCGCCGATCGCGCGCAATGCCTCCAACTGGCGCGCGCCCGCCCCGAGCGCCGCGAACACGACGCCGGACAGCACAATCGTTTCGCCGCCCTGGCTCACCGCCTGCAACGCCTCCGGCCGGTTCAAGCGCTCTTGCGACGCGACCTTGTAGCGCGTCGTGCGCCGCAGCTTGTCGAACGCGGCCGTCGACAGCCCGAAGTTGAAGCGCCGCCCTTCCTCGGTCGTCAGCGTCAGCAGATGAGGGGTAGCCGACGAAGCGTCGCCGCCCAATGCATCGAACACCGCGCCGAGCCCGGTCGCCTGCAACACCGATTTGACGGCCTTCGCCGTGTCGGTGCCGACGACGGCGGCGAACTGCGTCTCGACGCCCTTCAGCGCCGTCGTCACGGTCTGCGCCGCCGCGTGGATCTGCGAATGGTTCGACGCGTTCGCGATCCGCAGCACGCTGCCGACCGCGCCCGCCGTCGCGCGAAACCCGCGCGTCACCTCGCCGACCTTCGGGCTCAGATCGGTCGCGACCGACAGCGCACTGCTCGCGCCGTTCAGCAGCTCGGCGGCTGACGTCAGGTTCCCCGTCGCGAGCTTCGTCAACGTGTCGACCGTGTTCTGGCTCGCCGCGCGGTTGCGCTCGTAGACACGGCTCACGTGCTGCACGCGCTCGGCCGCGATGCTGGCCTGCGTCGCGGCCTGCGTGATGCTCTTCACGAAATCCATCGCCTCTCCTACAGGTGCGGCGCGTCGAACAGCGCCGACCGGTTGTTGCGGTCCATCGATTGGGTCATCGTCCGTTGGATCTGCGGATTGATGCGTGCGAGCAGCCGGTCGGCCATCGCCTGATCGCTGCCGCCGTCCAGCTTGATATTGAAGACCGGCGCAAAGCTGTTTTGCTGCTCGACCTTGAACGCGCGCCGCTCGGCGACGCCGGGCTCGACGAGCGCCTTCGCGTTCGCGACCGCGCGGGCGGCTTCCGGCGTGTCGCCGCGCTGCTGGAACGCCCAGCGCGTGAGCGCCCCGAGCAGCTTCTGGCCGGCGAAGGTGCCGATCGCCCCGCCCGCGACGCCGCCGATTGCAGCGCCAATCGGCCCGCCGAATGCGCCGATCGACGCGCCGAGCTTCGCGCCGACGACGCCGCCCGCGAGACTGCCGCCGATGCCCGCGAAGTTTTCCGCCTTCCGCGCGCGCGGATCGTCGCCGGCCGCGACCGCGTACGCGTCCTTCGCCGCGAGCCCGACCTTCAGCACCGTTCCGGCGAGCGCGATCTTCCCCGCGTACGGCAATACGCGGCCGGCAATCCCGCCCAGCGCCCGGCCGAGCCGCCCAAAGCGCCCGGCCCGGCCTGCCTTGCCGCTCGCCGCACCTGCCGCGCCCTCGATCAGATCGCCGACGGAGCCGCCGCCGATGCCGCCGCCCGGCAGGTTGACGACGAAGACGCGCTGCACGCCGCTGGCTGCTGCGCCGAGCGCATCGAGCGCCTGAGCGCCGCGCCCCGGCTTCGCTCCCTTGCCGCCCTTCCCGGAACGCCCGTCGCCCCTCGACAACCAACCGCCGCGCGCGACATCGAGCACGCCGCGACCGATCGACCACGCCGCACGCGCGCCGCGATACGCGATCGCCGCGCCCGCGATGCCGATGACAGCCGCCGCCGCGCGCGGCGACGCATCGACGATGTCGCGCACCTTGCCGCCCGCTTTCTTCGCCTGCTCGCCCGCCAGATCCGTCACCGGCCTCAACGCGTCGCCGATGCTGCGCATCGCGTCGTCCCACTGATCGACGACCTCTTTCCAGATCTGCTTGGACGTCTCGCGGCGGTCCCGGAGATCCTTCTCGATCTCGCCGCTCGCTGATGCGGCGTTGCGCTTCAGATTCGAGTAGAGGTCGGCGTTCTGCAAGTACGCCGTGAGCGCCGCCTTCACCTGCATGTCGTTGAACAGATCGCCCGTCTTCATCGTCTCTTCGAACGCACGAATCTGTTTCTGACGCTTGGCCGGATCCAGCTCGGCGTTGATCGACTTCGCCGCCTCGGCCAACTGCTTCGCCTTCGCCGGATCGACCCGCTCGATGTACGCACGCGCGAGCACGAACGACGCTTCGAGCGTCGACCAGCCCTTGCCGACCGCTTCCTTCATCTTGGTTTCGTAATCGACACCGGCTTTCTTGTAGTTGCGTTCCGTCTCGCCCGAGCCGATCTTCGAGAACCAGTTCTTCAGGTTGTTTGCGGCTTCGTCGGCGTTGCCCGCCGTCTTCATCTGAACCTGAAGCATCGCGCCCAGCTGCGTCACCGAATCCTGCCCCGTGATGCCGATCTTCTTCATTTCGGCGAGCAGCACCGGGAACCAGCGGGCCATGTCGACCGACTCGAACGACCCCTCCTTGCCGAGATACGCGATCGCCTCCAGCGCCTTGAGCATCGCGGCCGGATCCTTGATGTCCGCGTTCTGCTCCAGCGCCTGAATCATCTTCGCCGTCTCGACGCTCGTCGCGCCCTGACCGATCGAGAACTTCGCCACAGCCGGCGCGAAACCGAGCGCGCGATCGACGTCCATGCCGGCCGCCACCATCTGATTCACCGCCTCGGCCAGCTCGTTGCGGTTCATCCCGTTCGCCGTCGCGTCTCGGCGAATCCGGTCGGACATCGCGCGCTCTTCTCCCGTGCGCGCGATGCCCGCCTTGATCGCGATGTCGCGGATGATCGCCTGATACTGCGCCGACACCATCGTCGGCACCGCGATCGCGGCGGTCAGCTTCATCGAGTCGCCGACCGCGCCGCGCATCGCCTCCCGGCCGCCGCTCAGGCGCTCGTGCCCCATCGCGCGCAGTTCAAGCCCGCGCGCGGTGCGGCCGAGCCGCGCATACGCGCGATCGAGCCGGTCGACCTCGATGCCGGCGTCGCGCAACGTCCGCAGATTCGAATCCAGCTTGCGCCGGATCGTCTCGGCCGCGCTGTCGCCCGCGCGATGCAGGCGGCGGAACTCATCCTGTAACTTGATCGTCTCGCCGATCTGACGCTGCCACATGCCCTTCTCGGCGGCCGTCTTGCGCAGCCCGACGATCTTCGATTGCGTGTCGGAGATCGCCTTGCCGAACGTCGCGGATACCGCCCCACCGATCACGATCCCCAACGCGATTTCGCGTGCCATCTCCGCTCCCTGTCACATCAGTCCGTCAACCACCACACCAGATCCTCAAGCGTCAGATCGTCGACCGCCTGAGGGCTCACCGCGCACTCACGCAGCAGGCGCTTCGCCATCGCCTTGACGGTCTTTTCGTGCAATCGGGCCAGAGGTTCGAAAGGAGTCGTACGCGCGCTGCATCGCCACGTAGTCGGCCATGTCCATCTGCTCCAGCTCGTCGGGCGCAACGTCGGCGAGCATCGCGAACAGCGTGATCTCGCGCAGTTCGTCGTCGTCCTGCGCGCGCTTGCTCGCGCCGCGCACGTCGCGCACCTTCGGGCGGCGCATCGTCAGCGTGTCGCGCAGCACGCCGTCGAGCGTGATCGGGTATTCGAGCTTGATCGTGATCGTGTCCATCGGGTTTCCTCGAAATATAGAAAAGGGCGCACGACGCGCCCCTTGGGTTCAAAGTTGCTTTGCCGCGCGTCACATGCCGAGATCGCGGCGCACCTGCGCGAGCTGGTCGACGCCGTCGATCACGCGCACGAAGCCGAAGACGTCGATCTCATGCATGACCGAACCCGCGATCTCCAGCTTGTAGTAGTTCAGCGACGCGGCGTATTTGATTTCAGCCTTCTCGCCCGGCTTCCACGAGCCGGAATCGACCTCGGTCAGCATGCCGCGCATATGAACGGCAACGGCTTTCGAGCCGCCCTTGATGTCGCGGAACGACCCGCGAAACGTCGCGTTGAACGCGGTGCCGTCCGCGATGCCGAAGAACTTCAGCACGTCGCGCTCCAGCGTCGACATCGCGAACGACGCTTCGAGCGCCTCCATGCCTTGGTCGGTCTTCACCGCCGCGTCCATGCCGCCCGCGCGAAAATCGTCCGTCTTGATCTTCAGCTTCGGCGGCGTCACCTCGGTCGTGCGGCCGACGAAGCCGCGACCGTCGACGTACATCGCGAGATTGAAAAGCGTTTCCGGAACCATGGTTCACCTCCTACGATTGGGTATCGAGCACTTCCGTGAGCCACTGATTCGTGACCTCGAAGCGGAAGATCGGGTTTTCTGCTGGCGGAACGTCAGTGAACCGGATGTTCCAGTACACCTTGCCCTGTTCGAGCTGGCTCGCGCTGTTCAGGCGCGGATCCGCGTAGACCTCGAAATTGATGATCGCGCCCTGTGCGCGCAGGTCGCGCATGAACGCCTGCAGCCCTTCCGTGACGTCCTTCACGTAGGTCGCCGTGATGCCGCGGTCGACCGCCCACTTGTGGCCGGCCTGCACCGCGTCCATGACGATGTCGAGCGTGCGCACGCGCGTGACGAACGACCATTTCGGATCGGCCGACAGTGTGCGGTTGCCCCACAGCCTGAAACCACCGTCGCGAATGATCGTCGTGACGAACGCGTTGTTCAGCAGGTTCGCGCGGCACGTCTCGTCGCCGTCGAGGAACTCGATCGGCCGGCTCGTGCCCGTGATCCCGACGATTTCCTTGTTCGACGGCGACGCCCAGAAGCCGATCGCGGCGTCCGTCTGGCAGAACATGCCGGCCGCGTACGCGGACGCCGGCGCATCGGCGTCGACGTTCGCGCCCGTGTCCCAGTAGCGCACGCCCGGATCGACCAGATACAGCCGTTTGCTGCCGAAGTTCTTTGCGTAGGCGATCGCGGCCTCGTCGTCAGTGTTCGGCCCGTCGACGATCGCGACCGCGCGCAACTTGTTCGCGAGCGCGTCGGCCGCCGTCGCCACCGCCTGCTTCGACGTATGGCCCGGCGCGATCAACAGGCGCGGTTGCAGGTTGAACAGCGATTTCCCATCGAGCAGCGCTTGCAGGCCAGTCCGTCTGCCGGCCGCCGAAACGCCGCCGATCACGTCGGTCGCGAGCTGCGCGGCGTCGCCCTTCTTCTCGACGCCGACCGCGACGATCGCCGCCTTGCTCTGCGCGAAGATCGCGCGCGCGGCTCGCGCGACGGCGCTGTGCTCGCCGAACGCCTGCGCCGCGTCGTGTTCGCTCGTGAGCCGCACCGGAACGTCCGGTTGCACGAGATCCGCGCCCGGCGCGTACGTATCGACGAGGCCGACCACCGACGACGACGGCACGGCGATCGTGCGCGGGCCGACGTCGACGATCGTCGTCGTGACGCCGTGATAAAACGAGGTAGCACCCATTCAGGTCTCCAGAAAAGAAAAAAGCCGCTTGGGCAAGCGACTTCGATTGCGAGTGAGTAGCGATGCCTATCGTCGCGTCGACGCGTTACGCTCGCCGGCAATCTCGGGTTGCTCGGGCCACGTCGGCTCGTGCCGGGTCAGGTCGATCCCCTTAACCGCACGCGTGTACGCGATCCATGCACGGGCCTGCTGCGCCTCACTGTCGGTTGCGTCTCCCAGCATGATCGCGGTCTGTAACGGCGTCAGGGCGACGCTCGCGCGCTCCAGCAGCCGATCACGCATCGCCGTATTGCTCACGATGATCTGTTCGATGGTCGGCGGCGGCGGATCCAGCAGCACCGGCACGCCGCTATCGTCCAGCGCCATGCGCTTGCCCCGCGACTCGCCGTCGAGCAGCATCTTCCATTGCTCGTCCGTGATCTCGGTGCACGTCACGCCCGCCGGCGCGGGGCTGTCCACGCTGTCGTAAAACGCCGTGATGAAATTCTTCGAATCATGTGCCGCGAATTTCTGAGCCACTGTCCCACTCCTGAGTCAAAATCCAATCGCGAAATAATTGCCGCCTACGCCGCCCGACATGCCAGCGTTGTTCTGGCAACTCAAGGTCGCGCCGGTCCTGAATGCGGCGTAGGTCTGCACCGTGAAATTGCCGATCGAGCCGCCGCCGATCGTGGGCGACAGCCCCAGACACGCATTCGGGAAGGCAATCGGGAACGTCACTGTGGCGTTGGGATTACCCGTGCCTGACGACATGAAGCTGCCCCACTGCAAAATCAGCCCGTTCGGGAATTTCGAGAATCCCGGTATCGCCAGCGTCGCGGCGAACAGGTTGTCCCCCTTGAGGGCAGACGAACCCATGAGAATCTGCCACACGCCCCCGTTTCGGACGACCAGCGCGGGGGCCGGCGACGTCGGGGTCGGCCCCGTGACATACGACGCTCCCACCGCGCTGCCGCTCGCGTTGTAAATCACGTCGCTGCCTTGCGTCACGATCGTGCCCGCCGCAGCAATAAAGAACGCCGCGCCCTCGGGAACGGTCGAGACCAACGGAAGCGTGACGGTCGGCGACTTGGTGCTATAGACGACCATCCCCGCCTGTCCGGCTTTCAGCGTGATCGCGCCTTCCGCATCGACCGCTCCCGAGAAACTGCCGAGCGCACGCTGCACGAATGCGGTCGTCGCGAGGCGGGCCGAGTTGTCGAACTGCGACGCGGTCGACCAGTTCGGACCGGCCATGACCGACGAGAACGGCAACTGCGCGCTACCGCCGGCTGCGATCCACTGTCCTGGCGGGACAGCGACGAGGAGCAAACTATCCCCGAGCGTCAACGTCGCGCTCGGATTCCCTCCGTTCAGGAGAATCGAATCGTTGCCGTCGCGAACGATCGTCAAAGGGGCGTCGCTGCTGTTGTTGAACAGGAACGTGCCCCCAAGCGGCATGGTCGACACGGCCGGCAAGGCGAACGTCGCCGCAGCGCCTCCCCAGAAATTGATGCAGCTTCCCGCTTGCGATGCCGTGAGCTTCTGCGACGAAATGTATGACGCGAAATTCACATTCCCGAGCGCGCGCCTGACGAACTCGGTGGTCGCCATTCTCGTACTGCTGTCGAGCGGAGCTGGCGTGGTCCCTTTCGGTGCGCCAGTGAACGTCGGGGAATCCAGCGGCGCCTTCTGAGACAATGCGTTCGTCATCGTCGTCGCGAAGTTCGGATCATTCCCGAGCGCTTTCGCAAGCTCGTTCAACGTGTCGAGCGTCGACGGAGACTGGCCGACCAGATCCGCCAACCGCTGCGAAAGATCGGTTTTCGTCGCGTATTGAGGATGCGGATCGACGGCGGACGCATGCGACTCCTGCTGTTGCTTGAGGTACTTCGTGCGATTGGCCAGTTGCTTCGCTTGCAGGTTGTCGATCCCATCCGGGCCACCTATCACCGGATCCGACGTCTCCAATTGATATACGCCGTCTTCCCATTGGGCTTGTTCTTTCAGGTTTGCCATGCTGCTACCACTCCCCGAGAATATTGGCCGTTGCGGACGGCCGTGCCGTTATGGCGGATCGCAATCGCCGAATAGTCGAGCTTCACCAGTTGACTGCGCGCGGGCGCGTAGCGCTCGATCGCGCGCATCAGCGCCTGCCCTTGACCGCGCGTGATCGGCTGCTTCAGCGTCACGATGTACTCGGCCCACGCGCTTGCGCGGCCATGAACGTAGTTGCCGTCCCGCCGCGCTGTGCCGTCGCGACGCTTCGCGATCCGTCCTTCCTGAATCTCGATTTCGCCGAAGCCGAGCCGCCGAACGATTTCGCGGACGGCCCACGGCGTGCCCTTCCTGCGATGCAACGCCAACGAGCCTTTGATCAGCGCACGCCGCGCGTCGTCCGACTCGGCCAACTCCCACCCGTCGACGGCGACCGACCATGCGAGCCACGGCAGGAATGCGGCCGGACATCGATCGACGTCCATCAGCGTGCGCAGGATCTCCGGATCGACGCTCGGCCGCAGCACGCGAGCGAGCGCGGCTTCGAGCGGCGTCTGATTCGACGGCAATAGACGTTCACTCATCGAGCACCTTCAGATTCAGGACGACGGACGTGCAATCGGCGAACTCCTGCCCGTTGCACGTGACGTCACCCAGCGGAGCTTTCAGATCGACGCGCGCGACGCTGCTGCCGCGCGGATGAAGCGCGCCCGCGATCGCCGATCGCGCCATCCCGAGCTTGAGCCGGCGTGCCGCGTCGATCGCGGCGTCGAGATCGCGCCGTCGCTCGGCCAGCACGACGGCGGGGTCCGGGCCGCGTCCCACGTAGACGTCCGCCTCGATCACGTATGCAACCGGCCGGGCCGGCACGACAAGCACCGTGTCGGTCAACGGCCGCACGTCTTCGGCGGACAACGCCGCGCGCACCTTCGCGAGCAGCGCGTCATTCGCGATACCCCCATTCGACTGCGACATGATCGTCACGCGAACCGTGCCCGGCTCCGGACGATCGACTTGCACGTCGAGCACCTCGGGCGACACGTCGAGCGCGTGCTTGCGATAGGCGTCGATCGGCCCCGCGTCGGTCGACGTCTCGATCGCCAGTTGCGTGCGCAATCGGAATCGCTCGTCTCGCTCGTAGATCGGCGAGCGCGGCGGCGTCGCATCCGGATCGCCGGGATCGACGAGCGCCTTCTCGACGCCCATCAGTGCGGCAACGTGTTCGAGATCCGCGCCGGTCGCGTACGCGAGCATGGTCGCCCGCGCGGCATCGTTGAGGCGTGCGCGCGATCGGATCTCGTCGTATGCGGCCAGCTCGATCAGCTTGACGACCGGATCGGATTCGAGCGCGGCGCTCCAGTCCGGATAGATGCGCTTGAAGTACGCGAGCTTCATCTGATACGCCGCTTCGAAGTCAAGCGTCTCGACCAGATCGGGCGGATCGAGCAGCGACAGATCGATCATCGTCATACCGTCACCTCGAAGATCTCCGCCTTGCCGTCGACATGGCCACGAATCTCGAACGTCACGCGCCCGTCGACGACCGCAAGCGCGGCGACACGATCGAGCTTGATACGCGGCTCCCATCGCCCGATCGCGCGCGCGGCTTCCGCCTGCGCCGACGAGATCCAGCCGCGCGTGATCGGCAGGTCGACCATCGCCGGGATGTCCGAGCCGTACTCGGGCCGCTCGCGGCGCGTGCCCCGGCGCGTGCCGAGGATGTCGCCGATGCTTTGCTTCAGGTGCGCGAGACCGCGCAGCGGTGCGCCGGTCCATCGATCCATGCCGACCATCTCATCGATGTCGCTCATGCGTGGCCCTCAAGCCGTTTGAAGTCCGGATGCGCGTCGAGATACTCGATATGCGACGCGACGCTCGCGAGCACCTCGCCCTTGATGACGCGCAGCACCGAACCGTCCGGGAACACGACGACGCGTGTCCGAAAGCGCGTATCGACGAACGTGGCGCGCGGCTGGACGAGCGGCGCACTCGTGTGCGATGGTTCTTTTGCCATGTGCTGACTCCAAAAATGCGAAACCCCGCGATTGCGGGGCAAAGTGACTTGGAATACCGACCGGCTACAGCGGCGGCGACACGGGCGCTCCGTCGCCCTCCTCCCTGTGGCTGTGGCCGAGGAACGACTTGCCGCCGATCTCGACATCGCCCGTGTAGCGAGCACCGCCGTCGACTTCCACCGCCGGCCCGCCGTCCGCGCCTGCCCGGCCCTGCATGCCGCCGTTGAACGTCAGGCGCTGCCCGGTCGTCGTGTTGCCCGTGAACGTCGAATCCGGAACGTCGCCGAGTAGTTTCTCGGTGCGCAACGTCACGCCGTCCGCGCGTAGCTCCAGTTCCGTCTCGCCGATGCGGAAAACGATCCGCCCGCCTGCGGGCACATCGACCCGGTACTCGTGCGACGCGTGGTCGTAGACCTGCGACGCCCCATCCGGAAAATCAAACGCCGTTTCGTTCGGGCTGCGCCGTGCTGCCCCGCCGTGCTGCTCGGCGTAGTAGCCCGGCACCGCGTACGCGCTCGACAGCTCGCCCGACGCGGACAGGACGGATGCCTGCTCGCCTTCGGACGGCGGCCGCCAGAAGCGCACCGCGCCCGCCGCGACCGTGAACCACGGCAACCAGTCACTGACCCAATCGCCGACCCGCACGCGGCATCGCGGCGGGTCGTACGACACCGCGTCGACCGTGCCTTGCTGCACGAGACACGCGAGCCGCCGGTCGATCTCGCCGATTTCATACTCGAGCATCGTCACTCCGGATAGTCGGCCGGCGCGTCCTGCGCCGGATCCCAATAGCTGCTTTCGTTGCCCGGCCCCGTCGACGGATCGACGCCCCATACGAGCGTGCTGCCGTCCGGGATCGCTTCCGGCTCGCCGCCGATGCCGAATTCGTGCGTCCATTCGACAAGCCACACGAGGTACGTGTCGAGCTGCGGGCGGAACGGGTCTTCGCCAACCTGAACCACCCTGCCGGGCGCGATCGGCAGGCCCCACGTCTGCATGTGAACCGCGAGCGCGAGACGCGCGGCGATTTCGCGCACGTGCAGCTCGTGTTCCGCGCCGTATGGATCGACGATGATGCGCGCCTGCATGCGCGCGATCAGCGAAATGCAGCCGGTCCCGTCGTCGTGTCCGGGTTCCATTTCGGACAGCTCGACGGCGATCAGCGGCGTCCGGATCTGCGCACCGATCTTCGGATACGCTTCGATCCGCTCGAAGGTCGGCAGCGCTTCTCGCAGGCCCTTCACGATCGCGTCGTGCAGCAATTTGAGGTTATCGAGCACGTCCCATTACCTTTTGTAGTTCGTAGTTCACTTCCTGCCTCAGGATCGTCAAGAGCCGTTCCTCGCAAGCCTTCGCCGCGCGGCGAAACGCCGGCTCGCCCGTCTCGTGCCAATTGACCGTCACGACGCGGTACGGCAGCCGCGCCCTCCCGACGCGCTCGAAGATCGGCCCGTCCGGTTGCCGTTTCGACTGCCGCCATGCGCCCTCGAACGACGTGCGGCCGGCGCGCATGCCTTTGCGCGTCTTCGCCACCGAGCCGAGGCGGTGCGCCTCGATCGGGTTCAGGCCGAGCCACACCTTGCCGGTATCGGCCGACCGCAGGAAGAAATACAGCCGGCGGCGGATCGTCTTCTGCGGAATGCGCGTCGCCGCGCTGACTTCCTTCGCCGTCTGGCTCTTGATCCATGCGGCCGTCTTGCGCAGCGTGCGCCGCCATGCGGCCTGCATCGCGGACGGCGACAGGCCCTGCAAGACGGCCGTGACCGCGCCGACGTCGATTTCGACTTTCAGTCGGTTCATGTCATTGCAGTGTCAGGATCGTCCAGCCCGTGCCGTCCGGCTGCGCCTCGATGACGCGATAGCGCCCGCTGCGCGCAGTCACGACGCTGCCCGGCTGGATGCCGGCGGCGTCCGCGTCGATCACGTGCAACATCGGCGCGACGAGGTTCGTGCGTTGCGAGCCGAGATCGGGACCGAGCCACGGCGCGTTGAACATGCCGCGCACGGGCCGGCCGTCGACGAATACATCGTCGTCGCCCAGATCCCGCAGCACGGCCGCGTCGACGTCCATCATCAGATCGTGGAACGCCATGCGTCACGCCTTCAGACGAATGCACGCGCGCGGGCGCGTACACAGATGGATCGGGTTCGACTGCGCCTCGATCTCGACGCCCTTGTTGAACGGCATGACTTCCTGCCGTGCGTAGTACGGCAGCCCGATCGTGTTCACCGCATCGACGTAATCGCCGGGCGCGAAGCGCGAGATGAACAGATCCGGCACGCCTTCGGGCACCGCATACGCCTCGTCGTCGCCGACGAATGGGATGCCGCCGATCTTGCCCCGGTAACGCTCGAACACGATGCCGTCGATTTCGATCGCGCCGCGCGGATCGCCGCGCAGAGCCGCCGCCGCCGCCGTGTTGAGGAACGTCTCTTTCACGGTCGGCAGCGTCAGCAGCTTGCGCCAAAAGTTACGCCCGCAGAACGCACGCACGCTCGAAAGCGGCACGTTGCCGAGCGCATCCTCGATCGCTTCGAGCGTGTCCTCGTTCTTGATCCGGATCTCGGTCTTCGCATTCGACAGTTCGTATTCGATCACCTGCTGCTCGATGCCGAAGCGGTCGAGCAGGTTCGCGACGACGTGCTTGCCGTCCGCGTCGAGGATCACGCCGCGCACCGCGCCGAGGCGGTGATACTCGTGCGTCGCTTCGAGTTGGCGGCGCATCTTCGCGAGCCGCTTGTCGACGTAGCGCTGCACCGTCTCCAGCTCCGAATCGTCGCCGAACGCGCGCAGGTTCTGGATCTCGTCCGCCTTGATGACCGCGCGCTGCGGCAGGTGGACCGTGTTGAACGGAATCAGGCTCGGCTTGCTGCCCAGCACGTTCGGCGCGGGCTGGCCGCGCACGCCGGACTGCACGAGCGCGAGCGTGTCGCCGTCGCGCTCGATCTGCACCGTCGTCGTCGTGATGCCTTCCTCGTCGAACAGGCCCGCCTCGCCGAGCCGGCCCGGCACGTGCGGCTGCTCGTTGATGGCGGCGGTCATGGACGACAGCGAAAATGCGTCGTCGTTGAAGATAGCGATGTCTGCCATATGCACTCCAGAATAGAAAAAAGCCGCGCGTCGGCGCGGCTTCGAAATCAGGGAATTCGCTGCGATCAGCGGATGACGATGTGGTACGAGGCCAGATCGTCGCGCGCGGGCGCGTCGAGCCCCGCGAGCAGGCGTGCGTCGACTTCGGCGAGCCGCTTGATCGCAACCGCCGGGCGCGGCTTGTCGGACGCCGGCAACGGCGCGTAGAGGATGCCGACGGCGACCTCCGCGCCGGTCGTCGCGGCGTTGTCGTACGGCGCGTATTCGCCGGATCCGATCACGCCGAGCACGCACCCCGCCGGCAACGCCGGGCCGGCCGCAACGAGAATCGCATCGCGCGAGATCTGGCCCGGCCCCTCCGAAATCAGGAATTCGGCGGGCAACGCGCCCATGGTTTGGATGTTGGACATTCAGCGCTCCTTTCAGCGATGAAAAGTTACTTGGCCACGCGGCGAGCCGCGTAGATGTCGGACGTGCGCAACGTGCGGCCGCGTGCCTGCGGTTGCGTCTGCTGCTGCGCCGGATCGGGCCGGCTGTTGATACGGGCGCTCGATGCCGTGAGGCGCTCGAACAACCGCGCGCGCACCTGATCCGGCGTCAGGCCGTCCGCGACGTACTGCGCGGTCAGATCCGTCTGGTTCGCCGCGAGGCAGATCCCGGCGATGTCGGTCGCGTTGCGGATCGCGCGATCAACCGTCTCGCGATCGCGCAGACCGGTCGCCGCGATCACGCCTTCGGCGCATGCGACGAGATTCGCGTCACGCAGTGCGTTGAACACGTGCGAGGCGAGCGCCGCGACGTCTGGCGGTTGCGGCGTTGGATCGGTCGGCGGGTTCTCGGGCGGAACGATCGGTTCCGCGTCCGGCTCGCCGGCGGCATCGAGCAGCGCCACAACCTGCTCGGGCACGGCCGAGAAACGCGCGAGAAGCGGCGCAGCACCGGCCGATGCCGCCAGCTTGACCGGGGCCTCGATCACGTCGCAGAAACCCTTTTCCTTCGCCTGCGCGGCCGTCAGCCACGTCTCCGCGTCCATCATCGCCCGCACGTCATCCTCGGACAGACCGCTGCGCTGCGCGTATGCCGCCAGAATGCCGGCGCTCGCGTTGTCGAGCAGCTCGGCGACCCGGCGCAGATCCTTCGATTCGCCGGCCGCGACCGTGTGCGGATGGTGGATCATCAGCAACGCGTTCTCGGGCATCTCGATCTCGTCGCACGCCATCAGCACCAGCGACGCGGCGGACGCCGCGATGCCGTCGACGCGCCCCTTCACCTTGCCGGCATACCGCCGCAGCGCGTTATAGATCGCGAACGCGTCGAACACGTCGCCGCCCATCGAATTGATTGCGACCGTGATCGACGATGCGTCGGTCGCGACGGCGTCGAGCTGCGACACGAAGTTCTGCGCGTCGGTGCCCCAAAACCCGATGTCGCTATAGATCCGGATCTCGGCGACCTTGCCGCCGCCCGCCTGCGCCTGCGCGCGGATATCCCACCACTTGCGGTTTCGTTTCATTCCCCATCCTCCTTCAAAACACTGCCGTTGCCGTCATCCATCGCGAGCTGCGTGTCGTATCGCAGGCCGAGCCGCTGCTCGCGCGCGAGATCCGCCGCGTTTTCCGCGTCGACCTGCTCCGGGTCATCGCCGCGCGCGAGCACCGCACCCGCACGGCTCGCAAGGCCCGCGCGGATCTCCATGCGCTTCGCGGTGACGTCCTGCACCGGATGGATGTACGGCCAGCCCTGCGGCACCCATCGCACGCGCAGATAGTCGCGACGCCGGCGGAAGTAATCGGGCATCGGCATCGCGCCCGACAGCGCGCACGCGTCGACCCACCAGCGCCACACCTTGCGGCAGAACTGGTGGATGAACACGTTCCATTGAAGCTGTTCGATCGTGCGGCGAAACTCGTTGAGGATCACGCGCAGCACACGGTCGCTGACGTCACGCAGATCGCCCGTGAGCACCTCGTAAGGCATGCCGACCGATGCGGCCGCCGCCATCAGTTGCTGCCGCATGAACGACGCATAATCGTTGCCCGCGCCCGGCGGCTCCGAGAACTTCACTTCCTCGCCGGGCGCAAGCTCCTGCATGCCGCCCGGTTCGAGCGACACGACCGGAGAGAAGCCGTCGACGTCGTATTGCAGCGACGCACCGGAAATGGGATCGCCAAGCGGGCCGAGTTCGGCATTCGGCTTCACGATGAAACCAGTAAACAGGTTGCTGACCTCTTGCCGGAACAACACCGCATCATCGAAGTTGTCGAGCGAATGCAGCCGCAACAGCACCGTCGACAATTCGGGCACGCCGCGCACCTGCCCCGGCCGCAGCGCGAGGAACACATGCGCGATCTCGTCGGCCGGCACGCGCACCGTCCGCGTGCTGTCGCCGGCCTGCCGCCCGTACTCGCCGGGATGCCGAGTCAACAGGTGATAGGCGACGCGCCGGCCGTCGTCGTCAAACTCGACGCCGTTGACGATCTCACCGTGCGGCAGGCGCTCGTTCTTCGTGACGGGCAGATGGTCCCCTTCGAGCAACTCCACCTGCATCGGCACGGCCAACCCGTCGCGCGGACTGCGCAACCGGCGTCGCACCAATACCTCGCCGTCGCTGAAGAACGTACGTGCGGCCAGCGTTTGCAAGCCCGCCATATCGCACGCCGCATTCACGTCGATTTCCTCGCCGCTGTCGTCCCAAAGCTGCTTTTGCGCTTTCCGGATCACGTCGTCGGGATGCTGCGGATGCGCCTTGATGCCTGTACCGATCGTGTTCGACACGAGCCGAATGATCGCGGCCTTCGCCCATGTGTTGTTTCGAATCGCATCGCGCGCCCGATGCCGCATGAGCGGCAGATTCTGAACGGCCGCGGCGTTCGGCCCCGCGCCTGACGCTTTCCACGAACGCGCGCGAGCACCGCCCGAGCCTGCCGATTCGTAAGCCGCTGCCTTCAGGCGCGTCGGCACCACGAACCCGCGTTGGGCGAGCATCGGATAGGCGCGACTCATCGAACCCCCTTGCCGGCATGCCGAAGTCGAACGATGCGCGAGCGCCCGCTCGCGCCATCGAGCGCGCGAATGATCTCGGTTTGCGCCTCGCGCAGCTCGAAGATCGAGCGATACTTCACGCGGCGATCCGCATACTGCACTTCGAGCTCGCCCTTCGCGATCGCGGACTGGATGCGATCGAGATCCTGCCTTGTGTAAGCCATCGGCTCTCTCCTAGCGGCGACGCGTCAGATAGCCGGAACGGCCGACGCGACGCCCCTGAATGCGCGAAACCCCGCTCGGCGGCGGGGTTTCGATGGGTTGTGCGGGTTGCTGCGGTGGCGGTGCGGTGTCCGTACCGTGATCGTCCGGCGGATCCGGCAGCGCCTCGACCGGCAGCGCCGACGGCAACGCGTCGAGCACCGGCACCGCCTCGAACAGCGACACCTGCGACAGGCGCTGCTGCTCGACCTGCCAGTGCGCCTCCGTCATCAGGTGCGTCTTGACGCTGCGCGCCGCGTGCAGCGCATACGCCTCGCAGTCGAGCGCCTCGTTTCGCGCACCGGCCTTCTTCTGCCAGACGCGCTTGGTGCCGAGGCGGGCGGGCACTTTGACCTCGGCCGTCAGCTGCGACAGATAATCGGACCGAACATCGCGATACCAATGCATGCGCCCCGGTCCGTCGCCGTCCAGCTTGAGCCGGTTGTCGAGAATCAGGTCCTTCGCCTTGCTGACGCCGACCATGAACGGCCGCAGCCCATACTTCGCGGCCTTGCTGTTGTTCCGCGTCGAGTCCACGGACGCGCGCGGCGTGCTGAAGATTTCGGCGTTGGCGTCCGTGCTGCCCTTGATCGCCATCACGTTCAGGCCCTGCCGCTGCGCCGCGCGCACGTACTTGTAGACCGCATCGGACGTCGAGCCGTCCGACGAGTCGATCGACATCGCCCGGACCCGCAGCAGCCCGCCCGACTCGTGGCGGTAGGCATGCGTGAGCAGCGTCGTAAGCGCGCCCCATACGCCGCCCGTCAACGGGTCTTCGCGTTGATCGAGCACGTTGCCGAAGATCTCGTCCCACACGACCAGCCAGCTTTCCTCGCCCCGTCCCCACGCGCGCAGCACGATCGCGAGGCGATCATGCTGCACGTCGACGCCGAGCGTCAGGAGCAAGCCGCCCGCCGGCACCACGAACGCCGGATACGGCAAGGCGCGCTCGGCGAGCGCGTCGATCTCGGGCAGATCGGTTTTGTACTTGTACGGCCGGCCCTTCGAGTTGTTCACGAACGAGCGCATTTTCGTGTCGTCGCCCGCGCGAAGGGCTTTTTCCGCCGTCAGCCACTTCTTCACCAGCTCGGCCATGCGTGAGCCGGGGAACGGCGATACCAGCTCGTTGAGCCGGAATCCGGCCACGCCGTGAAACGGGGCCGTCGCAACCCACCGCCCCCGGCGCACCGCGCGAATCCGCATCGAGTCGTCCCACAACGAGCCGCAGTGCGGGCACGTGTACCGCGCCGACTCGGGGCGGGCGCGACCGTACACCTCGTGCGCGATCTCCGCGTCGTCGGTCCACGTGACGTTTTCCCATACCAGCTCGTGTTCCTCGCCGCAGTCCGGGCACGGCACCAGATAGACGCGCTGATCCGATGCCTCGTAGGCCTGCTGGATGCGCGAGAAGCCGTCGACGGTGGGCGTGCCGCCGAAAATCACTTTGCGGCGGCTGTCCGAGTAGCTCTTGTTACGCTCTTCGAGCAGCGTGATCGAATCGCCCTGTTCGCGCACGTTCTGGTTCGCATCGTCCGGCTCCTCGACCGCGACGACGGGCGCGGGCGTCGACTTCACATCGTCCGGCGCGTTCGACGTGATGAACTTGAGGAACCCGCGCGAGAACGTCTTGTGGTCCCACAGGTTGTTCTTGTCGCGGCTCGCATGCACGGGCAGCTTCGCCGACAGGCGCGGCGTCACCTCGACCATCGGCTCGAACTTCTCCATGTTGAACTTCTTCGCCGACTTCTCCTTCGCGAACATGACGATCATCGGGCACGGGTCGACGTCAATCCGCCGGCCGATGTAGTTCAACAGCACCCCATCCGTCCACGCGACCTGCGCCGACTTCATGCACACGACTTTCTGCACGGTCGGATCGTCGAGCGCCGCATGCATGCCGAACACCCACGGCGTGATGTTCGGGTTATAGCGGCCTGGGCTCGCCGTCGCCTTCGCGCTCATCCGGCGATGCTTGCGCGCCCAGTCCGTCGTCCCGATCTTCTCCGGCGGACGCAGCAGTTGCGCGATCCGCCGGATCACCGCCCGAACCGTCTGACTCGTATCCAGAAAGCTGTTCAAGACACCCATACATATGCTCGTTCAACCATTCGAGGTCAATTTCAACGTCATACAGCGCGCGCAGTTCCTGCACCAGCTTGTCGGATAGCGCGAGCAATTCCGTCTGAAAGGCACCGACCATCTGGCCATATGCCTGCTCAAGCTGCGCTGCGTTGACCAACTGCCCTTTCTTCTCGGCCAGCGTCAGCAATTTGATTTCGCGATCGACACGTTCGGTCATCGCGCGTTCGGCCACGAGGTCGATGCCGGTTTCGCTCGCGCGGCCGGCAGCCATTTCGCGCAGGTGCCGGACGTAGGCAATCCGGATCTGGTCGATCGTGGCCGAGCGATAGTCGAGCCCGACCTTGTCGACGAACCGCGAAACGGCCGACTGATCGAGATCGAGATGCTCGGCGATTTGTTGTTGGGTTGGCATGAATATGACCCCCCTAGGTCATTCAACAGTAGAGAAAAAGCGCGGGTGCGCACCCCCGCGTGCGCCCGCACCATAGGGTCCCCTGCCTAACTTCTAGGCAGCGTCGACCCCGACCGCGAGCACCGCGACCGCGCGATCGCCCGCTCGGTCCATCGCCCACACGATGCGGTCCATCGCATCGTCGAATACGAAACCGCGCGCGGTCACGCGCCCCGTGCTTCGATCCTCATCCCACGCGGACCAGACTTCACCCGGCCCGCCATTGGCCGACTCGCTTCGCATTTCAGCGCCCCAATGCAAAAAGCCCCGAGGGCTTTCGCACTCAGGGCTTTGGAATTCATTTCGTAGGGACGAACGCCCCCACACGACCTAACGGGCTCCTCGTATCGTTGTTTTGTCCCGAGAGGTTTGCACGACTAACGCGCGGTGCCAGCGAATATCCAGTGACGCGGTAAAGGATGTGCGAAGTTTACGCGATCCGCTCTTGGAATGGAAGACGTTTCATTCTCGCAATTGGCAGCGCAGCGTGTCATTCACAGAGCCATTGATCGCATCGAGCAGCGCAAGCATGTCGTGAAAGCGCCACGACCAATTGCGCCGATACTCCTTGAGCGTCACACCAAGGGCCTGCGCTCGCGCCGCTTCTTCGATCGGCCGCTTACCGGCCCCGCCACAATCAGGGCAAATCTGCCGCCCGTGAATAGTTGCGGGCGCAGCGATCTGCACGCGCCCCACACCGCTGCAAACGTCACATCCTTCGTACTCCCTAAATACCAGCGGTCCATTGCGGCCGTGAAAGAACGGAATCCGCTCCTCCGCGACACATACCTTCCCGTGCCCTGCACAGACGAGGCACCGTATCGTCGCCTTCGGTTGTTCGGTTGAGCGCCGAACAACGCCACGGCCCTCGCACGTCCCACATTGGTCGTTGACCCACTCGTCGAGCAGCCGCAGCGCGAATCGTTCGATCACATCCACTTGCGCACGCTCGACCGCATGACCGGCGCGTTGTTCGCGGCGCTCATCGCGCTTCAACCCGGAAAACTTTCCGCGCTTGAATCGCCCCGACGTTCGCATCATCTGCGCCAACAGCAGCATCGCGCGTCGAATCATTTCGGGCTTCGCCTGCTGCGCGACCTTGATCCGAACCAGCAACCGACCGAGATCGTTCGCAAAGGCGAGCGCGCCCAAAGTAACTTTCGGATCGGCAATCGGGTCGGTGAACTGACCACGCACGCTCATCGCGACGCCCGCCCGCTCCATCAGATCCATCATCGCTTTCTCCTTAACGTCCTAACGTCCCAATGTCCCAAGGGAAAAGGCTTGCAGGGGCGCGCGCGCCCGCGACATGCGCCGCTCACGTCGCGCATGTCGCGCGCCCGCACCCGCACACGAAGCCGTGCTTTGGGACGCTGGGACACGGGACGTCCACGGCGCGCCAAAGCGGGCAACGCGGCGCGCCGCGAACAGCATCGCGGCGCGCCGAACGCGATCAAAGCGGGCTGTCGTCATCGCCTGCCGCGACCGCTTCGAGCGCCGCTTCCGGCTCCTGCTCCTCGCGCACGTAGTACCAGCCACGCGAGCCCGTCGACTCACGCTTGCGCACCCATCCGAGGGATTTCAGCGCCTTGCCGATACGGCGCTGTTCCGCGAGCGTCCATTTCGACGTGTCGAGCTTCAGGATGTCCGCGAGGATCGATTCCATCGTCGTGTGCGACACGTATTCCAGCGCCTTCGCGATCTTGTCTTCGTACACGTCGCCTTCGTACCGCTCGGCCTGCTCGACCTCGAACAGCGGGCGCTCCTGCTCTGTCACGTGCCACACGACGCCCGCGCGGTACAGGAGGACGGCCTCGGCCCACAACTGATCACGCACGCGCGCGATGCCGTCGATATCGACCAAGCCGCCCACGCGCAACGGCCAGTAGCGCCGGTTGCCCGACTCGTCCTTGAGGTACGTATCGAAGTTGACGGAGCCCGCGAAAACGCACTGACGCGGCACGTCGGTCGCGCGCTTGCCGTAGAAGTTCCGGAACCGGTCGACGGCCGTCGCGAAGAAGCTCTTGACCGCCGACGAGTCCGCTTTGTTCAACGAATCCAGCTCGGCCAGCTCGATCACCCACTTGCCCGCCATCACCGCATAGGTGTCCTTGTTGCCGATCTGGATCGGCGTATCGGTGAACCATTGGCCGCCCGCCAACACCTTCAGCGCCGTCGACTTACGCGCGCCCTGCTTGCCTTCGAGGATCAGCACGTTATCGACCTTGCAGCCCGGCTGCATCACGCGCGCGACGGCCGCGATCATCCATTTCATGAAGGCCAACTGCACATACTCGCTGTCGGCCACGCGCAGATACGTCGACGGCATCGAGCGCACGCGCGGCACGCCATCCCATTCCAGCCCCTCCAGGTACTCACGCACGTCGTGAAAGTGCGTCGCGTCCGCGACTAGCAGCACCGCGTTCATCACGATATCGGTGCGCACCGAAATGCCGTACCGCTGCGACAACCAGAGCACGCAGCGCTGATCGTCCATGTCCGTCCATTCGCCGATGGTGCCCTGCGGGAACGGCGGGGCCTTGCGCTTCATCACGCGACCGCCGAAATCGTCCTGCTCGATCACACCCCGCCACGCCTTGTGATTCGAGAGGATCAGGTGGACATTGCCGAGCGTCGGCAACAGCGTGCCCTTGTCCGACCGCGCGAGGTCCTGCTCCCATGTGTGCGCGCCGTTCTCAGCTTCGCGTCCGTCCCATTCCGCCGGTCCTGCGGCAGCGGACGTCGCGGCCGGCGCCGACCGCTCGGCGTCGACGGCAGCCGGGCGAACGTCTTCGTTTGCTGGCGCGAGGATCGACAGGATCGCCGCCTGCACCTGCCGCGTGACGGCCTCCAACCCTTCCTCGACGTGCAAATCGTTGAAGTCGGTGAGCTTGCGCTCGCCGCGATCGGTGAACGTCGGATAGACGACGCTGACGCCGTCGACCTCGGCAGCCGCTTCGTATGCCCGTTTCAGGCCGGCGTTCTCGAAGCGCTTGCGCCGCTGCGGCAGGACGTCGTTACCGTACGTCACCTCGACGTAGGCCACGCCGTTGTCGTCGACGCGGCGGTGCGCGGCGACCATGTACCACGTCTTCTTCGCCTCGATCCGGATCGGCGCGGCATCGAACGGCAGCTCGCCCCGGAAGTCGAATTCCTCCGCGAGCCAGTCGCGCATCCGCTGCTCGATCTTCCAGTCGTCGTCCGCGCAGATCAGCACGTGCGCGTTCGGATGCGCGTCGCGCAGATGGCGGGCAGTCGACAGGATCCCGCCCGCATCGAAACAGACGCAAAGCGCGAACGCCTCGGCCGTCGCCATGCGCACCGAGCGGCCGGTCGCATAGCCTTCGGCGATCATTACGAGCTGGTCGTCCGCCTTCACCTCGCCGAGCCGGCAGGCCGCGCCCTTCTTCTCCATGCCCTTGTTGAAGCGTTTCGCGCCTTCCGGCGTGATCTTTTGAAGCCCCACAAGCCGCGCTTCATCGTCATACTGATACATCGGCACGAAGATCGTGCCGTCCGAGTCGAACCGCACGCCTTCGGCCGTCACCTGCTTGCGTTCCAGATAGGCCGACGCGCCTTGTTCGCTCGCGCGCGCCCATTGGTCGCACGCGCGGTTCGCGGCCATGCGCGCCGCACGCGCCGCGCGTTCCGCTTCCGCCTGCTCGGCGGCCTCTTGGCGGCGACGCGTCTCCGCGAGCGCTTCCTCGCTCAGCGGCGCACCGTTCCACTGGAATCGCTCCGTGCCCGGATCGTCGCCGGAGAAGTGACCGAACGTGCCTGTATAGCCGATCACCGCGCCCTTGCTGACGACCTCGCGCAACTGATACCAGTACTTCTTGCGCGGGCCGTAGCGATGATGCTTGCCGTCCGCGACCGGATGGCCGGACGGCAGTTCCGGATGATCGGCGTTACGGAGCTGCTGGATGATTTGATCGAGCGTCGACATAGGGATATTCACCTCTTGAAAGCAATCCCTCGCGCGCGCGAATCCGAACGCACGGCGAGGGGAAAGAAATGGGAAAAAACAGATGCGATGCAGCGAACGCAAAGCAACTTGGCTCGCGTCGCTACAGCGTCTTGAGCAGCGCTTGCAACTGGCGAAGCTTGTCCGCCTCGCGGCCGTTCGCCGCCTGCTGTTCCTCGATCACGAGCGCGGCGGTTTCGATCTCGACGGCGATCTCGCGTATCGATTCCACGGTCGCGGTCAGGCGGTTTGCGATGCCCGACAGCAAATCGATCGGCGATGCGCTGCTGTCGCGCCTGTTCAGCGATTCGCTTACGGGCGCACGAACTTCCGGCTCCGCGTCGTCGACCGCATCGGCCTCGACGCCACACGTCGCGAGCCGGACGCGTCGAAATTCGCCGCGCGTGACCTCGCGAACGAGCCCGGCATCCTTCAACCGCGCGAGGCAGTTGTCCGCCGTTCGTGAATCGATTTGCGCCTTGGTCGTGGCTTTCACCTGCGCCACGATCTGCTTGGTCGTCCACGATTCTTGAATCGGCACGAACTCGAAAACCTTCTGCGCGACAGACGGCATGCCGCGCAGAATGGATTGCTGACGGCCGGGGTTCATGCCCGCCCTCGCCGCTTTGAGCCCATCGAAATACCCTTTTGCATAAACTCTCCTGTATGCGTTGTGATCCTTTTCCACCGCTGACCCCCGTCCATCACCGCGCGTCCGATACGTACATGCCGGCCAGCTCGGCCATGCGACGATCGTGCGCCAACTGGTGCGAGTAGTTCCGCCAACGCGCCCGTCCAGCGATGTAGAGCTGTTGCCCGGACGGCGAGAGCCGGTAGCGGGATGCTCGGCGACGCAAGCCGCCGCTCGTGCTGTTCGTATTCACTTCGAGTCTCCAGTGCTAACTGACGGAGCGAACCTCATCTGCTTTGCAAAGTCGCTTTTCTGGTCAGCCTCGATAGGCACAGCAGCGACGGCGAAGCGCCTCGCGCCCCAAAGCCTTGATGCGGATAAGAAGTGCCTCGACGGCCTCGACGATCTCGGAACGCGGGTGCCGGTCTACAAGCCCGATCACCGCGACCCGAGCTTCGCTACCGCTCATCGTTCCGCGAAAACACGCGTCGCAGATTTCGACAAGCGTAAGATCGGCGCGAGGGCCTGCATGCCGAGTGGAAATGACAACGGCCGACGCGAGCTCGCACCTCGGACATTCCATCCGCAGCGCCTCCAAGCCCCAGATGCAGATTCGGGTGAATAGCGCGGACAGAATCTCAATCGCGGTATCGCGATCAGCCATTTCAAGTAGGCGGCTCGCGGCGCGCACTTCGGCGTCGCCGTACCAGCTCTTCCAGTATCCTTCTGCCCGATACGCAAACCCTTGTTTCAAACCTTCGCTGGAGCCCTTCATCATGTCCTCGAATATTGAGAAATTTGATCTACTCGTTGCAGAACTGCTTGCGACCCTGTACGAGCGTTTCCCTGTGGCAACAGGAATCACGGCGAGCGACCACGGCATCAATGCGGAAAACATGTTTCGCAGCGACGGCACCATCGACCAAGACATCGCGGCCGCCCTCGAATTCTTCTGCAATACCGTTCGATGGCTGAAACGGGCCGGATACATCGATTACGACAGGGAGCTCGATTCGGGGACTTTCAGCGAATTGGTGCTGACCGCAAAAGCGCTTGAAATTCTCAAGGCCACTCCGTCGTCCCTTACAGGCAAGCAAACGCTTGGCTCGTATCTTGTCGATAGCGCGAGGAACGGCGCGACCGAAGCGCTGAAGCAAGGCGTCACTACCGCCTTGTCGGCGGGCGTATCGCTCGCGTGGGCTGCCGTTAAGACGCAAATTGGCCATTCCTGATCTCCTGTCACTTGCCACGCAGGCGTCGCCACTCGGTCGACATTGATTCGTCGAAGATCGCAAGATCCTCCGCACTGAGACGGCCCGCGATTTGATTGCGGAACGCGTGGCGCTCAGTCTTCGTCGGCAGTGCCGCGCAGGACAACGCGGCGCGTTCGATAAACAGCGCAACGCGATCGGGGAAAGTCGAGATCAGGGAGACGAACAACCGTCCGGCCTGCTCCGGAGCGACTTCGATCCGGTACGCGAGCGCAGCAATGCCGCATGCGAGCTGATACGGGCGTTCGCAACACAACTGCACCTGCTCGCGCGCAACGCGGCAGCAACCCATGCCGGGCATGAATCGCTGCATGTCAGCGACGCCGGCGGGCAGCAAGGTTACGGGCGGCATGGATCAGCCGCTGGAACAGGCGCTGCCCCTTGCGGCCGGTCGCGATGATCTGCTCGGCTTCGCGATCGTCGATGCGCTGATCTTCGAGCGCGCGCGTCACGTCGTCGGCGACCTTCCCCACGTGCGCCTGCAAGTGGAGCGTCGTCGTCACGAGATGCATCGTTCCCGGTTCATGGCCGTCGACCGCGTGGTGATCGTCGACGCGCTCCGCGACAAGCCCGAAACGAGCGTTGAGCGCATGCAATGCATCGAGCGCGTGCGCCTCGGCTTCGCTCTTCTCCTGCATCCACTCGATCAGCAACTCGAACATCTCCATCGAGAGGCGGCTATCGCCGACGCCGCGCAGGCGCAGACGAAGCGACTCCGGCGTGATGCCCTTGCCTCGGCGGTTCGTCAGGTGATTGGCGGCGTCGGCTACGCCGCCGGGCGTGTTGCGCACGGACGTATAGAGCACGTCCAGCCATTCGGTGCTGTCGTATCTGCAGGTCATTGAACTATTGGTGGTCGGTCGTTTTCAATCTTTTGCTGCTCGAGGGGGAGGCGTACGATTCGCTCTGTCCCGCGAGGGGCCTATCGGCTCACTCGGCGGCGGAACTGTAGGAACGCTGTCCAGCGCACCGCTTCCCAAGGCAGTCGAGAAGCGCCTGAACGGTCGAGACGCGAGGGTCTGAGACGACCCGTCCACCAATCTTCGCGAGGGTTTGATACGGCACGCCGCTTTGCTTCGCAATTGCCGGCCAATCGCCCTTTGCCGCGTCGAGATGCCGCAGCACGGCAGTAAGAATCGGCTCGCTTCCGGTCTTCATAACGCCCCCAATCACAATGGCCAGCCGCGAGTTTATCCATTTAAGGAATTTCATTCAACCAACACGCAAGGCAAACCATCCGCCAATGGTTATCCAAATTCGGCAAGATGTCGGCATGAAAACGCCGCCCACGAAGTCATCGCTTCGGATGATCTTGGCCCGCAAGCTGCGGTGGTACATGGATCACTACCCGCACGTGGACAAGCAAGAAAAGGTCGCCAAGCGCGCCGGAATTTCCCAAAGCTCGGTCAATCGAGTCCTGTCCGGGAAGGTAGACACGCAGATGCGCGTGGTGGAATCTCTCGCTAACGCGATCGGCATATCCCCTACCGATCTGCTGATCGACGACGCGAACGATGCATCGGTAATTCACTACGATCGCGTCCGCTACGCCCAACTCCCGGAGACGGAGAAGAAGGCAATCGAGCGATATATCGAGTTTGTTCTGAGTCAGACCACCGCCACAACCACCGAGGAAGACGGGTCGACGACCATCGAAGAAGTTATTCCGGCCACGCCGGGATCGAAGAGGCGCGCGTCAGCCGCCGCTCAACGCCCATTATCGAACGAATTGTTGAGCGATGAACAAAACCACAAAACCCGCATCCGAGGGACCAAAACGCGAAACCGATAACGTCTACGAACTGCCCACGATACGAAGACGAACTCGGCAGGCCGCCATCCGCGCGTTTCTGCGCGATTTGGTAGCGCGCCACGATCGATCGCCCGCAGTGGCCGCCGCTGCCGTGCTTCTACGCGAGGACGGCACAATCGCCATCTCCGCCAAAGGCGTAGACGCCGATACCGCAGAAGACGTTTTGGCCGGCGCACATCAATTGGCTGAGCGCATCGAATACGCGCGGAATCAGCGTTCACACCGGCTCGCCCGCCAACGCGGAACCGCCAGCATCCTCGCAACCGCGACGATCGGAATTGCAGCCGCAGCATACCTAAACACTTCAGCGTGGCTTGATGCGGCGCTAGTCCTTACCTGCCACGCCGCAACCCTGCTGCTGACCCCACGAAACTCCCGATAACGCGCCCCCGCCTAACCCGGCGGGGATTATTCCGGGAGCACTTATCCATTTATGGATTGACAGGGCATTTTCCATTAATGGATACTCCACCTGTCGCGTCACATGACGCTCAACCGGAGATTTACCCCATGAAGCCGACCGATCTTCACGCTGAGGCCCGCCGGAACTGGCTCCGCGACGAGCAAGCCCCGCGCGTTACGCCCTCCGAACCCGCCCGCCAAAGTAACTTGGAAAAGTCGCTGCTGTTCAAGTGCGTCTTTGCCGCCGCCGCCCTGATCATCGCGGCGAACGTGCTGGATAACGGCCCCGTCGCCGACAAGCCCGCCACCTTTCACGCCAACGTCTGACGCTCACGCGCCGAGGACGGCTTGCGCGCTCGGCGTAAAGGAGATGAAGCCATGCACAGAATCAACGCTGCACAGCACGCGGGCATCCCGCGCCGGGACACGCTGTCGCCCCGGACCGTCGCCCGTTACGAACGCGATCGCCAGCTTCCGACGTCGCCGATCCTCGTCGGCAAGCATGTCGTCATGCGCCGGCCACTCGTGGACGGCGTCTATATCGAGTATCTGATCATGGACGGCAACACCATTGCCGCGAAGCAGATCTCGATTCCAGACGAACCCACGTGTGCGGACGCGATCAAGCGCCTTCGCACCGCGACACACGCCGAGCCGGAAAAGCACTCCCGCCCGCAGAAGCCGCGCGCGTTCAGGATCAGGGAGGCATCGTGATCGACAACGCCCTCCCGAACGCGGCTCCGCGCCGACTCAATCCATACGTCGACCTCACGCCCGCTCAACGGGCCGACCTGACGGCTCGAATCCTGACCGTGTTCAGGCACGCCACGCACGCGATGACGTCCGACGAGGTGTGCACGACCCATTTCGCCGACATGCCGGGCGCGGCTGCGCAATGCATCGACAAGCTCGCGCGGGGCGGATGGCTGCGCCGCCAACCGCGCCCGCACGACCTGCGTTTCCTGTACTGGCTGACGGGATCGGACGCGGCCCCGCCGCTGTCGGTGCCCTGCAAGCAGGCGGACGGCACCTATTCGAACGATGCCGGCAGCGCACTCGCGCCTCGACATGCGTCGCGATCCGCCGTGCCCGCCGGATCCGCGCACACGCGCCCCGAACTCCACACGATCGTCACGCGAAACGCGGAACGTCACGTCGCCGTCTCGTTCCCGCATCTCCGCTCGCTTGAGATTTCCGTCGACTCGCTGCTTGGGTCGGATACCCGCACGTTGCGATTCCTGCGCCTGTTCCGCCAGAGCATCGACCTCGAAGTGTCGCGACTCGAACTGATGATCCAGAACCGGAGGACCGCGTGAAGCGCATGACGACCTACAAGCATCCGACGTCGTATAACGAGATCGTCGCTCACGCGAATGCCATTCATGCGCGTCGTCTCGCTCAACTCAAGAAGGCCGAGAAGCACATCCGAGCGATCGAGCGCGACCTTGCGTTGGTCGCTGAAACCGGCGTTTACATTGCCGTTGACGGCTACTCGATGTACCTCGAAGACTGCCGCGCACCCGACGAATACCGCTACAGCGGCCGGGCAAAATGGGCGCTCCGAGTTCGCGCGGGGATTTTCAACGAGACGGCCGATCGCGCCATCCGCGCGTTTCTCGCGCTCGGCTGGATCGTCGAGCGCATTGATACCGCTCCGAATTGGTCGAATCTCCTGCTTCGGCGACCGAAAACGCAGTCGCGCCTGATCCTCGACTGCTCAATGGAACTCGCTCACAGTCTCCGACCGCAGGAGTCCGAGTAATGGACGCCCGCACCCAACCGCTCGCGCTCGTCGAGCCGATCGTCACCGGCAATGCGAAGGCTGCCGCTGCGGCGGCGGGCGCGACGTCGGCGGATCTCTGGATGGTGCCGTACGAACAGCTCCACTACGATCCACGCGACAACGTGCGCCCCGTCGATCAACAGTGGGTGTCGCACCTCACCGCGCTGATGATCGCCAACGGCTACGACAAGAGTCAACCGCTCCATTGCTACGTCCGGAAAGTCGACGGAAAGGACCTGATCTACGTCTATAAGGGGCAACACCGCTACCTCTCCGCTGGTAACGCAATCCGTGCGGGAAAGGACCTCGGCAAGATCCCGGTCGTCGTGCGCGATGCGAAGACGGTTGAACGCGCCGAGATGGTGATCGACGGCTACCTTAGCAACGAAAGCAAGCGCGCGTCTCCGCTCGACCTCGCCACGGTCGTCGCGGAACTGCGCGACGTACATGGCCTCGACACGAAAACGATCTGCAAGCGCCTGAACGTTACGGATCAAACCATTCGCGACGTCGGCCTGCTCGAGCAGGCACCTGCGGAGATTCATCAGTTCGTCCGAGACGGCTCCATCTCCGGCACGCTCGTGATCGAACAGATACGACGGCACGGCGCGGAACGGACGCTGGAGCGGATCGTCTCGAGCCTGTCGAAAGCGAAAGACGCGGGCAAGACGAAGGTCACGAAAAAGCATCTCCACACGGCGTCGCCCAAGAGCGTCGCGACAACGGCCGCCGCCGAGCCTCAACGGAAGATTGGCGAGCAACATGCAAAGCAACTTTTGCAAGCGCTGCAAAGCGTGTTGCACGATCCGGGCTTCGGCAAGTTGTCGCCGGGCACGATCGCAGGCGTACATCGCGCGTTGACGGGCTTCGAAGACCTGCTCGATGCCGTGCCGACGCGTCGGCCGAAATATCCGATCGCCAAGGCAAACGAGCATGGCGTGTATGAGCCATCGGAAATCCTGTCCGCGCCCATCTCGAAGCGCACCGGGCGCGCGTCCGTCGAGATTCGGCTCGCGCAGATCGCAGAGGGCGATTGGGAGTTCGGTTTCTCGTACGCCTTCAACAGCGCGGGCGGATCGTCGCCATGCAAGCGCATCGACGGCGAATCCCCCGGCCGGTACAGGACGCGCGTCGAAGCGATCCGGGCTGCGGTTCAGGTGCTCACCCGCACCCTCGAAAGCACTAGCGCTTCGAAGGCGAAGGAAATGGCAGGCGTTCGGCGGTGGCTCGACAAGCTGTTCACGATGCCCGACCCCGACTGGATGCCAGAGCTGGCAGCCAAGCACGGGACCGCACAGGAGGCAGCCAAATGACCCCGCGCCCGGCCCTTTCTACCCCACGTCCGCTGCCGCGAAAGCGGGAACACGCAAAGAAGCGCCCGGCTATCGCACTGGCGAGCGTCAACGGCACTTCGATGCAGCCTGACTGCAGCGGGCTGACGCCCGCAAAAACGATCCAGAAGGACGAAGCGCCGCTCACGCGGCGCAAACCTATCCAGACGAACGAAGCCTTGGCGGAGACCCGCCAAGGCAGGCTCACGCGCCTCGACTCCCTTCGCATCGAGATTCGCGCGTTGATTGTCGAGATCTCGCACGCGGCCGACGTCGAGCTGCTGGACCTGATGGCCGACGAGATCGGGTCGTTCGCTCGCCATAAAGCCGCGCAGGACGCGCGAACGTGGGCGGCAACCGCCGGCATCACGTTGGAAACCGGCTTGATGCAGCTCGCTCGGGCAATCCCTTTCAATTCGAAGCAAGGAGACCAATGATGGGTTCCCTAATCAATCTGCCGGGCGTCGCTGCCGGCCGCATCGACGACGTACCATTCTTCCAGTCCCCCGCTCACGCAATCCGTCTGCTGCGGCAGCATCGGGCCTGTACCGATGCCGGCGATCATGGTGCGATATCGATCTGGCGCGCAGATGACGGGAAGTGGAACTGCCTGTTCAGCCGACGTCACATCGACATCGATCATTCAGCCTTCGATTACAAGAAGGACGTGCGCGTATGGCTCGACGCGTGGCATCCGAAAATTCACGGCATGGCCGCCCGAGCAGGGGAAAGTGAATGAGCCTGCTGACCCGCGCATACATTCTGGAAAAGTACGGCCCCCGCATGACACTGGCGCAGCTCGCACAGCTTCTGCTCATGTCGGAGGGAACCATCCGCAATCAGATCAGCGCCGAGACGTTTCCGATCCCGACGTACAAAGAAGGCGGCGGCCGATTCGCTGCTTACGACGCTGTCGCCGACTACCTCGATCAAATGTCGGCCGAAGCGCGACGAATGGCCGCGTGACCCCAAGTCACGTTGGCTATTTCCAACGGCGCATGGAGATAGCCATCAGGAACAGTTTCATCCATCAAATTTTCATTTGGATAGGATATCCAAGAATGCCGAAGTTCATGAACGCCGAACTGATTGCAATTCGCGATTCACTGAAATGCGGACATTGCAGCGCCGTATTTCAAGGCTCGGACTCGCAGGCGTGGAAAGTGAAGTACGAGGGAAAGACCGTGTACTGTTCGACGACTTGTCGACATGCCGCTTTGCGCAACAAGTTCAGCACGCCGGTGCCAAACCGCGGTCCGTGCCCGACGTGCAACAAGACCTTCTTCTCGCGACGCGCCAAGATTTACTGCTCGATGGACTGCTACGTTGCGTCCGACCAGTTCGCCGCCGTCACCAAAGCTGCCGTAGCGGCATCCACGACTCCGGAGGCGCGCGCGAATCGCGCCGCTGCACTACGCCTCGGGTCGACCATCAAATGCCTAGAGTGTGGCGACGAGTTCTACAACAAGCGCAGCGGGCGCCGGAAATATTGCACTACGTCGTGCTACCGAGCGTATCTAGCAAAGCGATTTGACCGCTGGATAGCCAATCCGGAGGGGATGGCGCTGCCCCAGTGCTACGACGAGTTTCTGGACAGCGAAGAGTTGGCGTGTGTCGTGCAAGGGTGCACATGGCGGGGCGCGCACCTCTCGCTACACATGAACCAGACACACGGGGTGCGCGCAGACGAGTTCAAGCGAGCGGCAGGCTTCAACCTCAGCACAGGCGTAGTAGCGAAACCGCTGGCACATACCCTACAACAGCGAGCCTTGCGTGGAGTCGCACTGCTGGACGATGAAACTCGGCAAGCTATGTTAAATGGCTCCCGCGAGCCGCGCGGACGCTACATTCGCTACTCATCCGCCGAGTCACGCGAGCACATCCGCAAGGCAATCGCGTTGCGGGCAGACGAGCCAGGACCGATTCGAATTTGCGCCGGGTGCGGGATTGAGTTCCTGCAGCGATTCGCTTCAGGCCGGGCACTGTACTGTACGGTCGAGTGCCGCAGTCAAGCGTACGCGGCCACGAAGAAACCCGGTCGGCCACGGCAGCGCGACGCAAGCGGCCGCTACGTCAGATCGGACGCACCTCCGCGCCCGGAAACGCCTGACCATTGCGATTAGCCTCGCAATCAGTTATGTAAGTCTAGACCGGATATTTCAGTCAGCATCCGGTCAGTTCTGAGGTTGCTTGGACGTCAGCCAAAGCAACTTTTCCCGGTCACATGAGCATGCAACCCACCGCATTCCCCGCACCCATCACTCCAATGATGCAGCAGCACCAGCATCCTAACTGACAACGCTCTGCGCACACCAGGTTAGTCGAGTCGCAGCTTCAGTTTGTCCTTGTAGATGCCAAGGCGCAGTTGCGCTCGATCAATGAACTGGTTGTAGAACAACAGTTCTGAATACAACTCACCATAGCGGTTTCCAGTCTCCGGATCCTCAAGTGCGCCTGTGTGGAAGTACCCCTTCGTACTGGCAAATCTGGTCCATCCTGTTGGCATTCGTGAGTGGTTTAATTTGCTTCCGATGAGGTAGCCGTAAAATTTTCTGATTTTTCCGTTAGATTTTGCGGCCAGCAGTCGCGCATACTGAGTCAAGTCATTGATGTGATCTTGAATCTCCACGTCTGGCGCCTTGAATTCAATGATAATAGCCGCACCCTCTTGATTGAAAAGTGCGATGTCGGGCCGTTTCGCGGAATGCATTTCATTATTTTCCGAAAAAAGAGCCTCAAGACTTTTGTCGATATCTGAATCAAACAGATTCTGACCATCTAGCCATTTCAAAGTACTCAACGGCTTGTCAGAAGCAATGTGCTCAAAGTACTGATATTCCTCATTCAGAAGCCAGATGTCGTGATCTTTCGTGTCGGCACTATCCTTTCCAGTTGGGAAAAAGACGTTGTGAATGATGCGCTCGTGCTCGTTTCGCTTTCCATCCACTTGTTGTTGGCATTCCAGCAACTTATCAACAGCATGCCGAAGTACTTCAATCATCGCGCTGCGCCGTACAACCAACTGGGACAAATTGGTCATGTCCATCTTTTTTATGGTGCTGGTATATTTCCACGACAATTCATTTACTTTGGCCCGAAAATCATCCGACCTAGGATCCAGCTTTAGCAACTCCTCCTTAACCTTGAATAGTCTAGACGTATCCCCGACGATATCTTCCTGAAACCTCTTCAGAACCCGTCTAGCGATGTTTTCCTCGGTATCGCTGTAGTGAATTTTGATGTTGGCCCCTTCGAGCATTTGCTGTGTAATACCAAATTTTTGCTCCGTCGCTCGAACGAGATCATCCCTATTGAAATCCTTTGGCGTAATTATTCCGTAGACATAGTCTTCAAGGGAATCTACGACATCCTCAAGTGAGAATTTTCCATCTAAGTTTTCACTTTCGCTGCATTCGGACGGTATATCAAAGCCATCGCGCTGCTGATTTACCGCTTCCTCCAGAAAATCACTTTCCACCAAAACGAGTTCGAATTTTCCGTCGATGGGCCTCTTTCTGTCTGCTGCCGATTTTATGTAACGGCGCGTGAGCTGTTGAACGATCGCGGAATTCGCACACAAGGCCACTTCGTGTTGAAAATTTGGAAAGTCATTTTCCAAGAAAGAGTAACGGGTAACCCTCAGGTCTGGACTAGATCTAAAATCTTTACCATGCCCACAAACCAACGGTATAAGCCTTGTTTCGGATGGGGAAGGTAGATCCATTCCTTGAATGGTCGTACTCTCAGAATTGTTTCCGTGATTGGATATGATTTCAATTGTGAAGTCACCAATCAACCCCTTCAAAACGATGAGTCGTTGAAGGAAGGACGTATATAGGTGAGCGGCAACGGCGTGACACGAAAACACTTCCGGAGTGTTCTCTTGTTCGGTCCTATGCTCGGAGTTGTGTGCTGTGTTGCGCCGGCGGCTCAGCTTTATGGTCGTGAAAAATTCAAAGTCAAGTGCGGGTGCTTCTGTAAACGACTCTTTCGATATTTCGCGCGTGGTAGTATCGACGACAAGATTCCGACGGATAAATCCACTTCCCTGCTTGAATGTACTTTCCAGCGAGAGTTTATCGAAATGATGGAAGAACTGGATGCGCCCTGCTCCTTTGCACTTCCCAATACCTTGGATTTTAAGCTGATCTTTGTAAGTTGAGTCCTTCGTAATGAACGCCTTAACTTGATCGTCGCCAAATCCAGCGCCGTTGTCCGTACAGGATACCTCGACATCGAAGCCGTCATCAAAAAGGGTTGTGTCAATAATTTCAGATTGAATTTTCACCAAAAAGGATGGGGCGTCCTTTTCAGAATTTCGGCGGATCAAATACGAGTCGATAGCGTTCGAAAGCATTTCTTCGAACACGATGTAGTCGCTGCTGTTGATGGCGGTATTCTTGAGTCCACCACGAATGTCGAGAGTCATGTTAGTGCCAACACGTTGTGTCTACGTTTGAATGGTACGCCATCTGACTACTTATAGGCGCACACGAAAGACTTTCGGCCCCGCATGTAAGCAGCAACGGCACAGCCGCGGAAAGGTATCTTCGTATGTGCATAAGACACTAAGCTTGGCTCGCTCGGCGACACCGCTTAAACGGCAAGCTCGCAACAGTGTAGATTGTCCCGAATTCAGTTTGCCGTGTCGAATGTCCCTTGTTGGCCGAGCTAAGTCAGATGATCTGACGCTGTCTGCTTGATCTAGTCCAGCCTTATACACAATCAGCCGTTGTCCGCCGCAGTTACCCTCTCCTGCCCCTTCTTCGCCACCTGATCCGGCCGCAGGTTCGTGTACCGCTTCAGGTTACGCCAATCCTTGTGGCCGGTCACGGCAGCCACCTCCGGAATATCCCACCCGTCCTCGAAGAGCGCGCTCGTCGCTTCGTGCCGTAGATCGTGCAGTCGAAGGTCGACGATGCCCTTGTCGACGCAGGCCAGCTTGAAGTACTTGCTCGCCGTGCTCTTGTCAAACCGAAAGATGTACTCGTTCGGATGCGGCTCGATCCTCGGGTCCGCCTTGCGCTTCGCCTCGTATGCCGGCGGCACCGGATATCGCGCCTGACGCAGCAACACTTCGAGCGAGTCGCCGATCAGCGGCACCCACTCGTCGTTGCCCTTCTTCTGTCGCGGATGTTTGCGATCGCGGACGAGCGCGAGCCGGCGCTCGACGTCGAGATCCGACCAAGTCAACCGAAATAGCTCGCCACGCCGGAATGCGCTTTTCATCGCCACGCGGATGACATCCGGCACCGCCTGTTCGCGCTCTGGATGTTCGGCAAACCACTCGAAGATCTTCACGATCTCCTGACGCGTCGGCCGCCGATCGCGATGCTTCCCCGGCCCGATGAGCTGGAGGTGATCGAGGGTCGGCCGCGCAATACTCGGAGCGTGCGGCAACCGCAGGTCGAGCAACGAGGCCATGTGTTTGTACACCGTCCCGAGCTTGGATATGTCCATGTCGATCGTGTACTGCCCTGCACCCTCTTTCTTTCGCTCCTGGGCAAACTTGACCAGCCGCTTGGTCGATAGCTTCGCCGCCACCTCATCGTCAAAGTGACTTTCCAGCCGCTTGAGCATGTAGTCTTCGTTCGACTTCTCGGCGACCGGCCGGCCGGAATCGTTGCGAGCGTTTCGATACAAGCGCACCAGCTCGCCGACCGTGATCGTCTGCTCGTCGACGGCGGCTTGCCCCTTGTCGATACCGCCCTCGATCTCTCGCGCCCATGCTTCGGCCGCGCCCTTGGTTCGAAACGTCTTTGCTATACTCTGTCCCCGCCGGCGGACTTGAGCACGCCAGCGGTCGCCGATCTTGAGGATCGAAGCCATGAAACACCCCGTTTGTGGACTGTAGCAATGCGTCATCCACACACGCTGCTACAGGGTCGATTTGTAGCAGAATTGTAGCAGGCGGGACGTTAAACTATGCTTCACAACCCGTCATTTCGCGTCATGCGCGGAAAGACGAAAATCCCGGAAAGGCACACGGGACAAGGCTAAGAGCCTGATTCACAAGGCTTCAGTCCATCCCGCTCAAACTATCCGCTCCCCGTAGTTCAATGGATAGAACAAGCGCCTCCTAAGCGCTAGATACAGGTTCGATTCCTGTCGGGGGGACCAATGACACCCCATCCTCGCCTTACGCAACAAGCCTCTCCGATGAATTTGGCGTAAATTTGGCGTAACGGCGATTCACTTCGGCTTGGCGTACATTTCATCAGCCGGGTACAGCTGCAACATCGCGCGCGCTGCTTCGACGTTCGAGGTTGTCAACCACTCTTCCCAGTCATCCGGCCGCAGGATCACCACCGACCGCTTTTCGTCGGCCGGCTTGTGCATGTGCGACATCAGTGGGTCACCGTCAGCGTTGACCGTGATCATCGACATCGCGTGGTACTCGGTGCCGTCGTGGCTCGTCAGCGAGCGCCAGATGCCGGCAACGCACATGGTCGGCCGGTCGGTCACGCCAATCCGCTGCCACACGCACGCCCCTAGGTTCCAATCGCCATTCGCGTCCTGCCGCGCGTCCGGATACGATGGCTCGATGACGTATTCCGCAGGAATCAGGCAGCGCCGGCCTCCGCGCCACGCCGGCCCGTACAGCGGCGACTTCCCGATGTTGTCGTCGCGCGCGTTCATCGTGCTACGCATAGGGGGCGGCTTCTTGCCCTCCTCCTTCGCCTTCTCGATATTGACCTTCTGGAGCGCGCGCGGCCAGTAGCCGAAGCCGGCGACGAGCGGTTCGAAGTGTCCGTTGATGTACGCGATGATCGGCGCGGGATAGTCGGTATAGACGTCCAGCTTCCACGGCGCGCGGCGGTACAGGTCGCGAAAATTGTCGATCCTCAGCTCGCTCAGGCCGGCCTCTTCGCCTGGCGCGCGATAGGTGGTACACATCGGCCGCCCCCAATTTTTCGTCTTGACGGCCCCATCTTACCCCGGGATACACTGTGTTTTTATACAGTGGTGGTGACGTGATCAAACCGCAGTGGGCTTACATCTGGGAGTACGGATTTCAAGGCGACAAAACCCGCCTGCGGACCCCTATCGAGCTAACGAAGCGGGAATTTGAGTTTTGGATCGACCAGGACGAAAGATCGACGTTCCTAGGACACTGCCGGCCCATCGAAGCGACTCGAATCGACCGCAACCGCACCCCATTGACGGATCCGCGCTTTAAGGTAAAAGCAACGATTCCGGAATTCGATGCCCCGAGCGATGCAGAGCTGCGGGCGCTCTGGCGTGACTACGCGGACCTGCAGGTCCGGTGGTTGATCCTTGAGATCCTCGCTCTTCGAAAATCGCTGGATCGGATTCAGGAGTGGTTCGACTACGTCGACAAGAACGTCAAGGACCGCGGGCAACTCAGCGGCGGGAATGGAAAATTTCAGGAGCTGCGCCACCTTCTCCGGAAGGAGAAGGGGCGCGCCGGGATGATGTGACGAATCTGCGCCCCCTCTCAACAGCCCTTACTTCTTAACCGGATCGATGCCCCAACACTGAGCCGATCGGTCATTTTCCGGGATGGCTGACGGGTTGTATTTGCACTTGTTGATCGTGTCGAGTGCGACCTTATACCGGTCGACCAGCGGATCGGCAATGCTGGCCAGGTGCGCATCTCGCACTGTCTGGTCGGGCGTGCTGCAGTCTGCGCCCATATGGGAAACGTCGGGCCTGTAAATGCCGCCAATGGGCGACACCAATCCCTCGTTGCTGGCGCCCTCGATTACCTCGTACAGTACCTGCGACGTCGGCTTATACGTGTTCACCACCACCATGCCGTCGTCATTGACGGATCGAACTTCTTTCGGCCCAGCACACGACACGATCGGCCGAGCCGCAAAAATGACTCGCCCCTTGAGATATTCGCGCGCGCCGTACACCTGAAGGTCGCGCTTGAACTGACTAACTTCGGCACTTCGCTGCGCCGAATCGATGTACCCGGACATATCGTCCAGCTCAAAATAGACCAGCGCCCATTCGCTGATATTGGTTTTCGAATTCAGGATCTCGGCAGTCGTCGGCCCAACGCCACCGTTCTCGCTCATGACGATGTCGTGCAGCTTCGAACCGTTGACGACGGCGGGATAGACGGCGATGTCGGCGCCCCGCGTCTTGAATGCGTCCTGCAGCGCAGTGATCGTCGGCTGCACGTCACCGCCAGTCGCGCTAGGCGCCGACGCAGCGCTCGAGACGTCGGTAACGGCTGCCATTGCGCGCGCGCGCTGCGTCGCGACCAGCGGCGCCCCAGAATACGCAAGCCGGATTGCCGGACCGGACGCTGCCGGCGTCGACGAATCGTCACCGCCCCCACAGGCCGAAAGGGCAAGCCCCGCCAATACTGCAGCAATCAAAGTTTTTTTCATTGTGGTTCTCAGGTCGGAAGTTGTTATATCCCCGGATCGCAGATTTTACATATCGATTACGGATCCGGGAAACAGAAAGCCCGCGGCAAGCGCGGGCCAAGGTTAGAACAGGCCGGCTGGCTGCGCCGCGTCGTCCCAACTGAAGATGATCAGCTCGCTCCGCTCAGCGGCCCGACCACCTCCACCGACGGTGTACTGAATCGGCACAGCCTCCATGTGGAACCCATCAAACACACTCCGAATGGCGGGATGATCATTGAGGCTCACAATCGCGCGCCCCTTGATCGACCGCAGACGCTCAGCCATCTTTTCGTACTCGACGAACGGGAACGGCACGCCGTAGCCTTCCGTCTCGTAATACGGCGGATCGAGATAGAACAGGGTATGCGGGCGGTCGTATCGGTCGACACAGGCCGCCCAATCCAAACGCTCGATATACGCACTCGCGAGCCGCAAATGAGCTGCTGAAAGCTCTTCCTCGAGGCGCAGCAAATTCAACCCGGGCGGATGCTCTGTACGCGTTCCGAACGTCTGCCCGTCGACCTTTCCGCCGAAGCAATTCCTCTGCAGGTAGTAGAACCGCGCCGCGCGCTGAATATCTGTGAGCGTTTCCGGCGCCGTCTGCTTCAACCATTCGAATACCTGGCGACTGGTGAGCGCCCACTTGAACTGACGCACGAATTCCTCGAGGTGATGCTGAACAACGCGATACAGGTTGATCAGCTCGCCGTTCACGTCGTTGATCACCTCGACCTTCGCCGGCGGCCGCATGAAGTACAGCGCAGCGCCGCCCGCGAAAACTTCGACGTAACAGTCGTGCGCGGGAAAGCGTGGGATGAGATGGTCTGCAAGGCGGCGTTTGCCGCCGATCCACGGAATAATCGGATTTGCCATTGTGAAAGCCGTTTTTAAACTTGGTGTAGAATCCGGCCCGCCTACGTAGGTATGCAGGGCCTTGGCTGATTCACTGGCTCAGACAGTGGAAAAGCGGCCGGTCGACGTGTTACAGCACGCCAACCGGTCGCCCTGTTTCTAGCGCGGGATCGCGCCCGTCACTGCGTCGTAGTCGCTTTCGCACTGCCGCCCGGCAATGCCCCGTTCGTCAGCGATTCGCGCGAACTCACCCGCAGCCTCGTCAGTCCGGCCGAACACGTCGGCAAGCAGATCGAGGGCGCCTCCGGCTGCCGAGCCTCCGGTCGAAGCGGCGGAATCGTGCGCACGGGCGACAAGCTCGGCGACTTGCTTACGCAGGCCGTCAGCAGCAGAAGCAGCGGCGGCAGCATCAGCGCGCGCCAGGTCACGTTTCTTCGAAGCATCTTCAGCATTCCCCTGTTGTTGGCGAGCGACCCGGTCGCTTTCGTCGCGCTCGACGACGAGCTCACGAATTCGGCGCGCTTGCGTTTCCACTGTGTGAGATTGGTCGGCGTCGCGATGACCCTTGAAATACCCGGCCGCGGCGCCGATGACCACCGACGCCACGATCGCGAACCAGACGCGCGGATCGAACCAGGTCATAGCCCCTCCGAATACGTCGCGCCCTTCGCGCCAAACGATGCCGTCAGCACCTGACGACGCGGTTTCGTGCCGAGCGGCGCAAGGCCGATATGCACCCACGTACCCTCCTGGATCAGCTGGTCGAACTCGATCGACGACGCGCTGATCGCCCGGCAGATATCGAGCGGTGCACCGAACTTCGGACAAACAAAGTCGGCGGCCAGGCCACTCAGGTGCGCGCTGCTCGGAACACCACCTACCGCGCGATTGAGCGCCGCCGCCCGGTAGCCCGAGTTGATGATCACAGGCCGTCCACCGAGCACGTCGCGCACGCGCTCGAGCGTTTCGGCAGTCCTCCGCAGGTTCGCCGTGACCGCGGCCGTCGGCGTGTTATCGATGCCGCGCCGGCGCGCCGTGTCGCTCGCGGTCAATTCCTCGAGCGTGAAGTGCGCTGTCAGATCCGTCATATTCACTTTCCCCCAAACACACGTTTTGCATTCCGGCGCAGCAGCACCTCCAGGTACTGCGACCCGACGATGCCCAGCGCACTACCCAGGCCGAGCAACGCGATCGGCGGCAGATCCGGGATCTGCAACAGCGCCAGGCCAGCCACCATCGACGTCGCCGAACCCAGCACCGCGCGCCCGGCAACGAGCCGAACTGTCAGTTGTTCACTACCCACCAAAACTTTCGCAATGCCAATCAGTCCGCCCATGAGGATCAACTCCAAGATCGTCTTTTCGTGCTCTTGCATTACTGCTCCCCGTTTCCTGCCCCGTAAAAAGAAAGGCCACCAATTTGGCGGCCCGTCACACAATCCCTGTTGCATCCAGCACCATGAATCTCGAATGCCACTGCTCTCGAAATCCTGCCAAGTTTGGCTTTCGGCCACCTCCGTACATTGTTGTGCCCCACGAAACACTGTTCCCGCTCACGCGAATCGAACTCAACTCGACGCCAGCCGGGTCATAGCTCCACGCGTGACGAACCGGATAAATTCCCGAGACGATAATTGGGACACCGTATGCTCGGGAGTCCCACCGCGGGCTCGGAGCACCCTCTACCATCCAACCATCACCAGGCACATATTCGTTGTAGATAACGTCAAGCACGCGCAGAAATGGTCTGGACGAATCGGCAATGAGATGGCCTTGCTCGTTGAACACCTGCAAACCGAAATTTCCAGATGCCGGCGGCACCTGGTCAAACTGAAAAAAATAGACAGTACAAGGCCGCTCCGTGACAAATCTCAGCGTGTAGGTAGTTCCGTCGACGTCCGTGCTCCAAATGGTGATTCCAACGCCATCTGATGCATACACCCCATACATGGGCCCCGCCGTTGCGTTGAACGAAAACGCGACGCTGGGTAGAGTGGCATTGAAAGGCTTGTTCGCATCGTTGACCGCAAGACGCAGCGATGTATCCACCGACTGCGCAGACATCGCCCGTACCATTTGATAGTTCGGCGTCAATCCATCGATTTGATACACGCCCGAATCAGTAAATGCCTGGAATCCTGCCGGCATCAATACACCCCATAAATGATCCAACCAGGCACCTGCGTGTAGGCGTTCGACCCACTCGTATTGCCGCTGTACCGCCAGCTCACGCCATTCCGATCGATTGCGATGATCGGGGACGGCTCAGCGCCGGATACACGATAGAAAAGCCGATCTGGCATAAAAGCCCAGAACGGTTCCCCGCCAGACATATTGGCAGCCACACTCCCGTCGCTTCCCCCCACCCTCACGATTCCGACAACCCGCCCAGCACGCGAATTCGCGTCGAGGACAGGCCGACCGGCGCCATCAAAAATCTGAAGTCCGGCCGCCATCACCACATCCCCATGCGCACGCGAAGCACGCCGTTACCGTCATAGACACGCACACTGCTGCCATCGAGCACCAGTCGATTTCCGCTGCCGTTGGACGCGTTGATTTCGAACCAGCCGCTCTTGTCGAGCCGCCAGCCCTGCCGTCCCGCGATGTAGTTGTCGGACTGGATGTAGCTGCCGATCATCGCGTTCGTGATCCAGCCCGCACCGATCAGCGCCTGCCGCAAAAACACCTGCCCGCCTTGCACCACGAACGGCACGCCGATCACGCCCCCCGAATTCGGATCGATCACCGCAAACCGACTCGCCGACACCAGCACCTGTGATTCGACAACACCGTTGTTGTTGTCGACGCCCACACCAATTCCCGCGATGTACGTGCGCCCATCCGCCGTGATCTGCGTCTTGATCTGATACGACGCCGCGACGCGCCCGTTCAGATCGGCGTAGGACTGCGCCACGGTTTGCACCGCAGCCGCGTTGTCGTTCACCTGCGCCTGCACGGTCGTGATGTCCTGCGCCATCGCACGATCGGCTTCAACACGCGCGATCGTCTCTTTCTGCACCGCGGCGTTCAACAAATGCGAGCTCGAGCGCATCTGTGCCGCGACCGTGTCGACCTTCTTCGCGACCGCCATGTCGCCCTCGGAAATAGCCGACTGCAACGACCACACGCCCGCATTGAGTGTCTCGTCGCCAGCGTAAATCGTCGCATCGCCCGCCATCGGCGGGGTAATCAGGTCAATCGGCGCGCGCAGATCCGTGCCGAGCGCCGACTTCCCGATCTGACCGGCGAAATACTTCTCGTAGTCGCTTTGATCCGTGCTCGGCTGCCCCTGCACGCCCGGCCCCTTCGCCGGGAACCACGGCCCGACGTTGCCGGACGTGTCGACCAGGCGCGCCCAGAAATAAAACACCTGTCCGACCGCGAGCCCCTGATACGACGTCGACGCCTGCGGGAACGCGAAATCCGAGAACTTGATCGCGTCATCGCGGCTCGGCGTGCGGCTGTACCAGATCTCCGTACGCTGCGTGTCGCCGGCGGACCCGTCGCCCGGGAACGCCCACTTCAGGTAGATCCCATATACGATGCCCGTCGCGGTCAGCGACACCACTGACGGCGGCGGAGTGGTCTTCCCCGTGAGCACCGTATCGACGCCGTACGCCGGAATCGACGTCACGCCGAGCGCATTCTCCGCTCGCACGCGTGCGAGGTACTTCCCCTGATAGATACCCGGTACCTCGACCTGCAGGCCGCCCGTCGACGGTACCCGGACCCACTCGCCGTTGTCCTTCCGCCATTCCACGAGGTAGCTCGTCGCGTGATTCGCTGCGTCCCACGCGATCACCATCGTCGTCTTCGAGATGCCCTGATCGACCACCGAGTATGTCGAGAGGCGGACGTTCGACGGCGGCGGCTGCACCGACGGCGGAACGATCGTGATCGGCCGTTGCTGGATCTGCGCGCCGTCGTCGATTGCCGCGTACTTCCCCGGCTCGTACTGCGTCGCGTTGATCGTATAGACGATCTGGCCGTCGTCGTCGCTCTCCTGCACGCTCACCACGCGATACTGCTGCGCCGCGAGCTCGTTGCTCTCGACCATCCACACAGCGCCCGGCACCGGATCGGCATCGAAGCGCGCGGCGAGCGTCACCGTGTCACCGTTGACGGCCCTCACCACCCGCGCCTGCGCAATGCCCGACGGCAGAATCGCCGTGAAGCGATCGCCGGCCGCGATGGTCGGCGCCTTGTCGAGCGTGATCGTCTCGCCGGCTGCGGCGCGGATACGCCCGCCGATCCGGCGGCCGGCCTTCTTCGGATCGGCAACCGCGATCACCTGTCCCGGCGCACAAAGCGTCCCGTCGAGTCCGACCTGAAACGACACTGTCCCGGTCTCGTACCGCGACGTCAGCAGCAGCCACCGACCGAGACGGTGCGCCTGCGCCTGCGACGTGCAGCCGAACGCCGTGACCTCTGTCTTGATGACGCCGTATCGCGCGATCCCGTCGTCGTCCTGCACGGCCTCGACAGCCTGCTTGTACTGGTTCGCCGGATCGTTGTAGCTGACGAGCGCGACCGTATATCGCGTCTTGCGCTCACTGCCGACGTATCGGAACGATCCGCCGATTACGTTCGCCGAGGTATACACGTAGTCGACGTCACCCACGAGCGGCATATCGGCCGACGCAATGACGGAGCCAGCGCCCCAGTACGAAATGCCGCGAAACACGCTTGCAAGGTCCTGCACGACCTTGAACGCGTCCGCCTTAGTCTGAATCACGCAATTGCAGGTGAAACGCGGTTCCTTGCCCCCCTTCCCGTCCGACACGAGCTCGTCACAGTGACGCGCGATTGCGTACAGCGCCCACTTGTCGACCATCGACGCATCGACACGGTCGCCCAATCCGTTGAGCTTGTCGAGCAGTAGGCCGTAGTAGACCCAAGCTGGATTGTTCGTCCATGCTGCCTTGAATGTGCCATCCCAAGTGCCCGAATACGTGCGGGTCTCCGGATCGTAATTTGTCGGAACACGGAAGATCATCCCCCGCACGTGATACGAACGCACCGGCACGCTCGAGAACGAACGCGCGTCGAACGTCATGCCGACGAGCGCCGTCATCGGATAGCGAAGCTTCCGATCGATGATTTCGGTTATCGCCTCGATGTTGATCGCGTCGGCGATCGTCGCCGTGTGCGCGTTCGGCGTGATGCGGCGCACGCGGATCAGCCAACCATTCTTCGCGTGCGGCAGTTCGATCCGATGCGAGCGCTCGTAGAGCGACGTCGTCTTGCCGTCGAACGCACCGGCCAGCACCTGTGCATACGACCCGCCATCGACCGACAAGTCGATCGCATAGTCGACGCGATAGCCTGTGATGTTTCCATTTGACGTGTCCTGACGCTGTAGCGCCGGCACGCCGAAGCGCACACGCACCGCGGTCAGTTGCGTATTCTGGATCTGGCGCACCCACGGCGCGTCGGACGTCAGCGGCACGCCGACGCCGGCCTCACGCTCAACGGCCAGAAAGCCCGGGATGTAGTCCTGATCCTGCGTGCCCGTCCGCACGTCGACGGTGTAGTTCTGGAAATTCAGCGAGCCGTCCGCATTCTGGATCGGCGTGCCGTCGAGATAGACCGACTGCAGGCCATTCACCAGCCCCACGATCGGCCCCGCCGAGATCACATCGAGCACCTTCGCGCGCGCAATCGAATGCAGGCTGTCAGGCGACTCGCTGCTGCCACCACCACCGCCGCCGCCCTTCGCGCCGTAGATCCGCTTCAGTCCCCCTTCAGCATGAAGCCTCTTCAAAGTTGGTCCTCCGCATAGATTCCGGAACTGACCACCTTCGAGCCGACGATCATTTCCCCAATAACGAGCGGCACCGGCTCGCCCTGTGCGGCGCTGTTCACGGGTCCGTTGAAGTAGTACGACGTGCCGTTGTTGGCCGCCCCCGCGAGCCCGGCCTGTTGCGGACTCAGCATCTGCACAATGCCGCCCAGCGCCATCGACGCACCGAGCCCCATCAGCGACGCGCCCCACGGCTGCGCGAAACCGAACGTCGCGATCGCACCGACTGCGACGAGTGCCGCGCCGAAGATCGTATTGAAGAGCCCGCCGCGCTTGCTGCCGACGATTACCGGCGCAATGCGAATTTCGTCGCGCCCCACCGGGTGCTCGAGCTCGTCCTCGTCGAGATTGCGCCTGCCGTTGAACACGGCGAATTTCAGGCCGGCGTCGCGCGACGACGTCAGGAACGCGCGGAAGCCGGGAATCAGCACGGACAACGCGCGCACCGCCTCCGCGGTCGACGAAACCGCCAGACGATGAACTCTTCCGAAACGCCCACCGAGCACCCCATACAACTTTATCGTGCGAAGCGTCTCGCTCACTTCCGATCTCCCACATAGCGCAGTACCGTCGTGCAGCAGTCGGCCCACATCCCGCCCCATACCGCGCGCGCCGACAGGCGCCCGTGCATGTGGTGCAGGAATTGCCCGTCACCCAGATACACGCCCGCGTGATTCGGCACGCCGTTCTTGCTGCGGATCTGCATCAGCAACACGTCACCGACCTGCAACGTCACGCCACGGCCGACATCAAGGAAACCGGCGTCCTGATAGTGGTTGAGGTAGAGATTCGACCGGCCATCGTTCCACCAATCGTCCTCGCGCTCGAAATCGGGTAACGCGACGCCGCGCTCGCCGAGATACCAGTCGCGCACGATCGCGTAGCAGTCGTGCACGCCATGTACGAACTGCCGGCCCACCAATCGCGCGACGTAGCCGTCTGGCTCGAACTCGCACCAGTCGTCGACACCGATCGATCCGTCGGCCTGCACGCCTAACGACACGATCATCCATTTCGCGATGCCGCTGCGCGCGCACATCGCGCGATCCGCGTCGCTCGGCTGCGCCGACGCTCCCGGATGCGAATGCACCAGCGCGACAATCTCGCCCATGTCTTCAGCCGCGGCGTAGTCCTCCGATGCGAGCGCGAACTGGTCCGTCGGCTCAGCCGCCAGATTTCGGCACGGCACGTACACCTCGCCGCGTGCCGCCTTCACGACAAGCCCGCAGCACTCGCGCGGATACTCGTCGAGCGCATGCGCCTCAATCGCCTTCTTGATCTGTTCGTCCATAAAAAAACCCGCCGTGTGGCGGGTCCTCATATCGAAATTGAATTGCGCGTCACGTCATCGTGTCGCACAGGAAGCCGCCAAACGGCAGCGCGTTGTTCACGCCGAATCGGCGCTCGCAGCCGCTGATCTTCTTGCTGCATCGATCGAGCGCAGGGTCGCTCACTGGGTTGTCGTCCCTGTCGAAGCACGCCGCACCGGTATAGCCGCACTCGGGACCGCGATAGTCCGATTGGCAGATCGATATGATTTGCCGCTTCGGCAGTTGCTGGCCACCGAAGTCGAGCGCCGACGAGAGCGTGAATTCAACGTGCAAACCCGGCTGCTCGTCGCTCTTCTGCTCGATCCGCCACTGCTGCGTCGGCATTTCTTCGTTCGGGTCCGCCATCGGATTGCCGACCGGGAAATTCACGGCGTCGAGGTAGCGCGCGAGTGTCCGGCGCCGGAACACCTTCGCGCCGACGAGATCGCCAAGCGCAACGCACAGCGCCGATATTGTTCCGTTGATGTCACCCACCCGCAGCGTCGGCGATGGCTGCTGCGCGTCGGATGTCTGCTCGAAGCCGGTGGCCTGAATCGGCCACGACCTGTACTCGCGCCCCTGCCATACGATCGACGTCGACTGAAGATGCCGATGAAAGCGCAGCGCGTCGGCGCCAATTTCCGTGCAGTCGACTTCGAAAAACTCAATCAGACGACCCGGCTCGAGTTGCTGGATGTCTGCCGTTATGCTCACTTCGCCGCCTCCAGTTTCTCAATCCGTCTGAGCGCGTCCTGTAACGCCGCATCCGTCTCAATCAATCCGGCCAACAGCACGCCGACGGCATTCGTGTAACGGAAGGTGAGCGACGGGCGCCCATTCGGCGGCCCGCTCTCACCAAAGATTTCCTTGCCGCTCTCGTCGTACTGACGCACGATGAAATCGCCGTCCTCATCGATCTCCGGCCCCTCGCCGAGCAGCTCCGGGAAGTCCCACCACTCGTTCGCGATGACGCCCGCCTGTCGCCCTGCCTCCGGGCTGCTCTTTGGCAGATACGTCACCCCCCGCTTACCGCGCAGCCGCGCCATCACGTTCTCAAGCGTCCGGATATCGGATTTGAAAGCACGGTCGGACGCCTGATTGAAGTTCGATGCGGTCAACACGCCGAATGTCGTGGCGTTGTAGTTGACGCACTGCAACTCGGCGACCGAGGTGTTGCTGGAAATCCGAAGCTGCGCGCCGACGGTATTGTTCAGCCCGGAAAATCCGAGGTAGCTAAGGCCGCCCATTCCGTTCAGGTACAGCGACGCTTGCGTATGAAGCCCTGTTGCACCGACGGCGATTTCCTGCGCCTGCGTGAACGTCTTCTTCGTCCCGACGTATTGCGGCGTGTCGAGCGTCATCGGTTGCGCAAGATTGCCGCTGTGCCAGAGATAGCCTAGGTATTTGCCGTCAACCGTTGCCCCAAGCTGGCCGGCCGCCCTCTTCCCCCAGTCGAATCGGAGGGCGTTCCCCTTGGCGCATACCGTGACAACCTCGTCGTTGACGCGAAACGTATGGTCGTTGAGTAGGTATTGGTACGATCCCCCTGCGTCCGGAGACCACCAACCCACCGACCCACTATTCCCGTAGAAATAGCCGGGCATCTTGCCGAGGTACAAATGGCCTTCGTCGCTCGATTGCCCGGCCCGGATATCTCCACCTACAGTGAGATTTCCGCTGACAACTTCATCCGGCATCATCTTGCCGCGCTCAGCGGCGTGCCAGATCTTCACGCCGTCGGAGACGTACTTCACCCAGTCGCCGGTATTCAGCGACGTTAGCTGCGACATGTCGCCCGCCTGCAGTTTGATCGATACCTTCTGCTGCACGTTGAACAGGTGGATGCACGAATTCGGCCTCACAGACGCCGCGAGCGGCATACCGATTACCTTGCCTGCATCAGCCATCCACAGCCCATATCGCTTTCCGACGTCTTCGGGCCTGAGATCCGCGCTGTCGTTCAGAAATCCGAGATCGAGCGGGGTCGAACGCTCGACCACGTCGAAATTCTCGTTCGTCTTGATGTGCGCGACACGATTGTTGTCGCCGCCGCTTCCGCCGGGCGGCTCGCCCAAGATGATTTTTTGAAGTACCGACATCTGAACTCCTACACTGAGAATGTCTCTTCGAACTGCGCCGTCATCGTGTACGCGGCGCCGTTCTTGATCGGCTCGGAGTACTTTTCGCAGACGAACAACCCGCGCGCGCGAAGCGGCGGGGTCCAATAGAACGACTCCGCGCCCGCATGCCGATCGAGGAAATCGATAATTGCCGAGATCTTCGCCGCGTTGCCGACAAACCGCAGGTTGAATGTCGACTCGCGATTATTCAGGCCGTCCGCGGCCCGCTGTGTGTAGCCGTCGCCGAACTCGGCCTTGCGTACGCGCAACGTCGTATCGCCGCCGTGCCCCTGCACCGTCGACGGCCATTCGAATGTGTCTTTCATCCTGCCATCCCGTTTTGCGCTCTCCACAAGGTTCCGCCCTGCCGGCGTTCCCGTTGTATGAGCTCGCGTATCATCTGTTCCAGTATCTTTCGGAACTCGCCAACCGCGATTAGGCTCGCAGGGTTCGACGATCCGCCCTCGATCGAAACTGGCGCGCTGACCGAGATCCCGCCGTTGCGCGCCGGCAAATCCCCTTCTCCCGCGCTCCCGCCAACGAGCCCACCCGCGGCGAATCGCGCGAAGCCGGATCGTCCCCCTGCGTTCAATCGCTCAAGATGTGCGCGCACGCCCGGCTGCGACACCACCGCGGCGCGGACCACGAACTCGCCGTTCGATAGCTGCGCCGAGATGCTGTCGCTCGTGGACGTGCCCGGTCCCCACACCGCCCCGCCCGTCGCGAGATGAAAGCCGTAAGGGTTCGAGCCGACAGCCGCGCTTGCAGCACCACCGAGCGCGCTGACAGCATCGGAAACACCACCGAAACCCAAGGCGGAGCCGATCGCCCCGAACACCTGAGACATCGCCGCACGCGCCGAAAAGCGCGCGAGGTCGGCGATCATGCTGTCGATCAGCCCGCGGAAATTGAGCTTGCTCGACATCGCGAACGACACGAGCGCATCCTCTGCATTGCGAAACGAACTCGTCAGCGCCTCCTCGGCCATCTGCGCCGCGTTCTGCGCGGACTCCTGATAGACCGCCATCGCTCGCTTCACGCCAACACGCCAGTCAGCCTGCAACGCGAGCCGCTGCTCGAGATAGCCGCGCTCGCGCGCGACCTGCTCCGCCTCGGCCGTGTTGATGCGCTCGATCTCGGCGAGGTACTCGGGCGAACCGAGGGTGCCGTCCTTTCGCGCTCCCTTCGTCAGTTCGTCCCGCCGACGGCGGAACTCGTCACTCACGCGATTGACGGCCTGATTCAACTCGCGCGCGTTGTCACCCATCGACATCGCCGCAAGCTCGCGCTGTACGTCGCGCTGACGCTCGGCCGCGTAGTCCGCGAGCTCCGCGTCGATCTGCGCGCTGCGCTCCTTCAGCTTGTTGATTGCGTCGCGATAGCGGACCTCCTTTTCCAGCTGTGCCGCCTGCTCGTACCTAGCGCGAATCGCCTGCTGATCACGAAGCAGGCTCTTGTCGTCGTCCGACAGTTTCTTGCGCTTGCCGCGTAGATCCGTCACCTTCTGATCGAACGCGAGGAGGTCCTTTTGCGACTGCGTCAGCTTGTCGGTCGCGACTGCCTCGACGCGCAGTTGCGCGATCCGCTGCCGGATGTTGTCGAGCATGCGCTCGCTTTCCAGCGAGTGAACGCCACTGCCCTTCGCTACCCGGGCCGCCGCCGCGTTGGTCGACACGCGCGACGTCTGCGCCGCAGCGGCGGCGACCGTCTCGTCGAACGCCTGCTGCCCGCGCGCCGAGGCTGCGGCGCGCGCCGCGTCGGCGTTGAAACCGAACTTCTCGAATTTCTTGCTCGACAGATCGGCTTGAAACTCGGCGAGCGCCGCCGCCACCACCATCTGCTGATTCATCAGCGCGAGCTCGCGCGTCAGGTTGTCGATGTTGGTTCGCGCGCCCGCCGCGGCTTTCGAATCCTTGTCGGCAATCGCTTTCTCAAGCGACTTATACGCGTCCGCGCGACCGGCAAGCAGCCCGGCCATTCGCGCCTGCGCGTCGTTCGCGCCCTTCGTCCGCGCCTCGTATTCGGCCTTCTGGCGGGACGTCATGCCGATGACGTCGGATTCCTCCTTCAGCTTGTGGACGTACTTCTCCCAAGCCTCCGACGCCATACCGCCGGCAAAGAAGTTGTTCGCGTCAGAAAGCAGCCGCACGCCGTCGGCAGCGCCCCTTGCGGCCGCGTCCATTGCGGCGAGTGCCTGTGCGCCTTTCTGCGACGCGAGGCCAGCCGTGTCGATCGCGCCAGCGGCCCGCACCAGCTCGTCGCGCAGCGCCTCGCCACCGCTCGTCGCCGACACGAAGCGGTCGATCAGTTGCCCGATCTCGCGCGATTTCTCGTCGACACCGAGGTTCGATGTCTTGAGGCGATCCAGACCGGCGAGGAATCGATCAAGCGCCGCTTGATCTGCATCCGAGACCACCGACGGCGCGTCGCCGAACGTCGGCACCATGACACTCTGCGCCGCCCGCGTCGCGAGGCTCCGGTACGCGGACTGCGCGTCGTCGGCCGCGCGCGACGTCTCTTGCTTGGTACGTAGCCGCTCGGATTCCTGCAACAGCGGCGTCAGTTGCCGATACTTGTCGATGATCTGATCGAGCGGCGCCTGCATGTCGATCAGACTCGACGTCGCACTGCTCGCGTTGTCACGGAACAGCAGCCAGTTCGCGGCGGCGCCGAGCGCCACCGTGCCTACCGTCGCCAGAATGCCGGGCAAGCCGCCGACGGCCGCCAGAAAACCCGACCCGAGCGACCGCATCATCGAACCGGTACGCGCGAGCGCCGTTTGCGCCACCGCCGCGCGCTCGGACGCCGCCGTCAGGCCCGCCGACGTCGTCGCCGCGGAACGTTCGGCGCGCTCGCGCGCCTGTGTGGCGAGCGCGACGTCGCGTTCGGCCTGCGCGAGCCCGCGGTCGGTTTCGGTGAGCGACGCGGTATAGCGCACCTTGTCGATCGCCCCTTGCTTCGCTGCCGCCTCGAGCGCGGTGCGGCGCTGCTGCGCGAGCGCGAGCGATGCCTCGGCGCGCTCAAGCTCTTGCTGCGCAGCGGCCGTCTCGCGCGCAATGATCGCGGCATACGGCAAGCCGGCGATTCGAGTGCCGATTTCCTGACTATTCGCGAGATTCGATCGCGCGGTCGCGACATGCGCCTGCGCCGACGCCTCGACGGCGCGCGCCTCGGCGAGCTTCGCCTCGGTGTACTTGATTGATCCAACCGTCAGCGCCGATTGCATCGCGAGACTTTCGCGCATCGCGCGCATACCGGCGAGCTCGGCCTGCGCCGATGCTTCAGCCGCCTGGGCGTTCTGCAGCTTCGCCGCCGCGGCGTCGCGATCGCTCTGCGCCTTGGCAAGCGCCGCCTGCGCCGCTTCGTGCTGCTTGACCGTTTCCTCGACGAGCGCCCGGCGTGCCCCGACCCACGCGGTCGCCGCCTGCGTCGCCGCGACTGCGGTCTGCCCGAAGTACACGGCAATCCGACCGGCCGCGAGCGACACCCCGAGCTTCACGATGCCGTCGAGGTGATCCGCGACGTACGTGATGCTCTGCGCGAGCTTTTGGCTCGCGCCGGTCGCGTCGTTCGCCTTCCCGACGTACGCGACGATCTCCGTCTGCAGGCGCGTCATCGCCTGCCCGACCGTCATGTTGACCTTGCCGAACAGGTCGTTGGTGCTTGCCCCGGCACGCGTCAGCGCGTCGATCAGGTTCTCGACCGTGAGCTTGCCGTCTTCCGCAAGCGACTTGAGCTGCGCCGTGCTCGTGCCCATGCCGCGCGCAATCGCGTCGGCAACGCCCGGCAGCTCTTCGAGCACGCTCTTCAGATCCTGCCCGCGCAACTGGCCGGCGGCGAACGCCTGCCCAAGCTGCACGATACCGAGCCGCGCCGTATCGGCCGAGACGCCCGACAGCGCAACCGCCTTACCGATCGTCTCGACCAGCGGCCCGACCTGCTTGATCGTCAGGCCGAGGTGCGACGTGTTGTTCGCGATCCGCTGATACAGCTCGGCCGTCGCGTCGAGCGGCTGCCGCGTGTCGCGCGCGATGCGCAACACATCGTTCTGTGCGACCGCGAAATCGACCTGATCGCGCGTGACGATCCGAAGCCGGTTGCTCAGGTTCGTCCACTCGTCGGCATACTCGATCAGTTGATGCACGCCGAACGCCGCCGCGGCGGCCTGCGCGTATTCGCGGATCGAGCTGCGCGCCGCGTCGAGCGCGCGCACCGTAACCTGCACGCTCGCGGCGTTCGAAGCAAACGCCGCGTCCGCTGTCCGCCCGCCATCGCGGACAGCGTTGAAATACGAGCCGGCCGTCGACGCGAGACCGCGCATGCGGCGGTCGTATTCGGTCGTATTTGCCGTAACGCTGACGATCAGCTCGCGAAGGCTCGTTGCCATAGTGTTTTCTCGCCTACTTCGCCATGCGCATCAGGGCGGCTTGAAACGAATCGCCGCCCCCTTCCTCTTCCTCGTCCGCCACGGGCGCGCCGGACCAGTTCGGCATCATGTCCGACACCTTCACCTTCGCGCCCTGCGACTGGAACGCCGCCGCCGCGATCATCGCCGCATGCAGATCCGCACGATCATCTGCAACCGGCGATTCCGCGTCGTACCCGATCCAGAGGACCAATTCGGCGGACGACATCTGCTCGCACAGCTCGGCTAACGTCTTGCCGAGCCGCAGCGCGAGCGACATCAGGAAGCGGAGGCCTGGGGTTCGGCGGAAGGCTTTTTTGCGTCTTCGACCGGATCGACGTCGAGCTTGCCGAACTCCAGCGCCTTCACGACGATGCGGTTGTGCACGGCGCCGAACGCCGTTGCGACCGCGGGCGCATCGGCGTCCGAGAACAACCGCCGCCAGCCGTCCGGCGTTTCACCGAACACGACGCGAACGAACAGCCGCGCATTCGCCTGCACGTGTGCGTCGTCGCTCGCGCGCGTGAATTTCTCGCGAACTGCTGTTTCGTCGTCGCCCTCCGTCACCCCGGCGATGTCCCGAAGCGCTTCGATCCAGAACATGCGGTCGCCGACGGTCGGCTCGCGCACAGCGATCCTTTCGTTGTTCCATTCCGGTACGCTCATCAGTTCGTGCCGCCAACCGATCAGCGGGTTCAGCACCGCCGCGCGCAAATTCGCGACGCCTTGGTTTTCGCTTTCCATGCTCATCTCCTATCTGCGTTTCGGAATTACGCCGCCGGCGGCGGCACAAGCTTCGGCGCGCCGCTCACGCGAACGCTGTACGTTGCCGAGATCAGCCCATTGACCGACGCCGCCCACGTGTACTGACGCACCATGCCGGCAAACAGAAACTGCGATTTGTCGGCGAACGTGACGCGGAACACGTGCTTTTCACCCGTCGCACGTGCGGCACGCAGAATGTTCTGCCCTTCGTCGTTCGACTGGTAATTACCGTCGACCGAGAATTCGCCCGGATCGGGCAAGCCGAGCTCGGATTCCTTTTCGTCGCTCGCGAACGTCGTCGCGTCGATTTCTTCCGACTGCCCGCCCTGCCACTGGATCTGTTTGCCCGTCGCGCTCAGATCGACGAACACCAGATCTGCCGCGTCGAGGTCCGTCGACGCCACTTTCGACACCTCGACCTTCGTTCCCTGTGCCTTGGTACGCTTGCTTCTCTCTGCTGCCATATGCCCCTCACAAATGAAAAGGCCCGCACGCGGCGGGCCAAATGAATCGTCGTGTCGTCGGTCAGAACTCGACCGACAGTTCCAAGCTGATGCGGAAAAGTCCTGTGTCCGGCGAATAGTCGTCCGGCAGTTCGTCGACACCTCCAACCGAGAACCGATCCTGAACCGACATAGCACGATCGATTGCCAAGTCGGCAAGCCGATCGGCGTCGGTGAACGTCGGCGCGTAGCAGTCGATCTGAAAGGAGCCAGACCGACCGCCAGTCGGCCCGGCGAGCGCCATGTCGAGCGCGCCATGTACGCGCGTCACGACGAAATACGGCGCTGGCGCCTTCGTCGGTGCGACGCCGAGATACCCCTTCGCACCACCTATGCCCTGCAAGGCGTCGCGAATGACGATCGTGCTCACTGTCGCCCTCCGAGCGCACGATCGATCGCGTGCGCCAGCTCAGTGCGAATCGCTCCTTCGGCCTCCGCGATCGACGCATCGAACGCCGGCCGCATAAACGGTTGCGCCTGCATATGCTGCGTACCGAGCTCGACGAAGCGCCAGTAAAACGCGTTGCTCGGCGAGTCGCCCTTACCCTTCGTTCGAACGCGCACGCCGGCCGTGGCCAAGCCCGGCGAATCCTTCTGCCGAAGCGCAGCCGACACGATGTTTCGGCGAAGCTTTCCGGTTTTCTTCGGCGCACGCGCGCGTGCCTCATCCCGGATCACCTTCGCGCCGGCCACCGTCGCGCGCCGTAACGCCTTCGTCGACTGCGCTTTCGCCAGCTTCTCGAAATCGGCACGCAAGTCGGCCAGCCCTACAATTTGCACGCTAGACATACTTTTCCCCCACCTTCACGGACAGGTCGAGATACCCGCGTTTGCGCGATGGCAGGACCGCCGTAATGTCGTATAGCCTGCCGTCGTAACGCACGCGCATCTGCTCGTCGATACCGGCGCGGTAGCGGATGCGCATGCTGGCTACCGCCGAACCTCGGACCGCACCTGAAACGACGTGCTCTTTCCCGCTGATGAACAACACGTCCGCCCAAGGCTTCGAATGCTCAATCCACGCATCCGGTAATGGCTCGTCGTTCTCGTTTACTGCACCGCTTCGGCGCTCGATCACGATTCGCTCGTTCCGTTTTCCCGCACGCATCTTGTCCTCACTAAATGCTGACGATCGCGTGCCGCGCGATAAGTCGATTCGTGAAATCCTCGCTAAGCGAACTGATCGTTCCATCGAGCTCCGACTCACGATGCGCGGACAGCGTGCCGAGTTGCAGCAGCATCCACGCAACGAGCGATTCGGGCACGGCGTCAGGCGACTCGAACGCGCCGCAACGAAACCGCACCTGCACGTCCTCGCCGTATGGGAACGACTTCCGCGAGACGAGATACGCCCGATCCATCACGCGGTATGCTGCCGGAGGCAAGAGTTGCCGAGCGCCCGCCTCGTCCGTGTACGACACATCGACGATTTCGATTACGTCGTTCCACAGCAGAATCCGATCCGGCGGAAACGAATCAACCCGCACCCTGCACTCCTGCGGCAGCAGCGGGCGGGACAGTGCCCCTTCGAGCGCTTCGCGCGCGGCGACGATATTCCCCTTCAGCAGAACATCCTCATCGTCGCCATCGATGCGGCAGTGCTCGCGCGCCAGATCGAGCGTGATCGCTTCCTCGGCGGGCCGCTTCATTACGTCGACGCGGCCCGCCGCGACGCGCAGTGGATATGCCAACTGGTCGGCCATTCATTCCTCACGTCGAATGTGTGGCCGCCACGACGTGGCGGCCCCGGTCATCAACCCTGCGGTGCTGCGGGCTGGCCCAGCTTCAGCGCCTTCACGGCACCGCCGATATCGATCAGGTTGCCGCCCTGGCGATTGAAGCCGACGAAACCGACCTGACCCTTCAGCGTGTAGCGCGAATCCGTCATGCGGAACATCGTGAGGTCCATCACCTCGCGCACGATGTATTCGGAGTGGTCGCCGAACGTCAGCGGCTTGGCACCCGCCTCGGGCACGTCGTATTCCTGCACGATGGTCACCGGTCGGCCGAGCAAACGATCCGGCGCACCACCCGGATTGCCCTGCTCGTAGCCCGGCACGAAAATCGGTCGCTTCTGTTCGTCCTTGATCTTGCGAACGGCCTTCAGCATTTGATCGTGCATCGCATACCCGCAGCTCGGACGCACGCGGTATGCCGGATCGACGCTGTGCTCGAGGTCGATCAGGTCGTCGTAGGTGATCAGGTTCGGCGACGTCACGGTAACGCCGGTGCCGACAGCCGTCAGCAGTCCGACCGGTTGCTTGTTGCCGGTGCCCTTCGCGAAATGCCGTGCGGTGATCCGGCCGATGCGCGTCGACAGCAGACGGATGATGTAGCTTTCGAGGTCGAACATGCTGTCCTGCAGCAGTTCCATCGAGAGTGCAATCGACTTCGACGAGTAGCGGAACGCCTCGAGCGACTTCGCGACGAACTTCGTATCGCTGTCGCCCGTTTCCCCGTTTTCGTCGACGATCTCGCCCTCTTCCGTCGTCGCGTCCGTGCCCGGGAACGTCATCGACGCGCCGGTCCCGGTCGACAGTACGGTAGCGAGATCGCGAACACCGCCGAAAGCCTTGAGCGCCTCCGACAGCCGGCGATAGAACTCCGGCGCGACGGTATAGCCGCCGGCCGCCGGGTCACCGGTCGACATGGCGTTCTGGATGTCCGGCGTCTGCCGCGCGAGCATGCGCGCGCGGTCTTCGTCGGTCAGGGCCAGCACGCCGCGACGCAGGAACGTGCGGATCGCGCGCGACTCGCCTTCGTGCGCGCCGGGCGTCTTGACGTGAGCGTTGATCAGCCCCTCCGGATTGCCGGCGAGCGCCTCCTCGGCGAGCCGGTTCATCAGCCCTTCGTGACGCTTGATCTCTGCGCCCACGCGATCCATTTCGGCGAGCCCTTCGTCGTAAGCCTTTTGCTGATCGGCGCCCCACTTGTCGCCCTGGTTGTTTTCGAGTAACGCGTTCAGATTTTTCGCGAGTGCGTCGCGACGCTCCCGCAGTGCTTGAATTGCAATAGCCATACAGTCTCCATCGACAGAAAAAGAAAGGGCCACCCGAAGGCAGCCCTTTGAATCGACGCGGGAACGCGTCACGAACGTTGTGCAAGCTCCAGCCGGCGCCGCATTGCCTGCATATCCGGCGCGTCGGTCGACGCTTGCGGAATCGGCGTCGGCTCCGGAGGCTTCGGATCCGGCGACGGTTGCTCCGGCGGAGCGAACGCGCCAGGACCACGCGGCGGTGTCTGCGCATGCGCCGCGTTCGGCGCGCGGTCGTACGCCGACAGATTCCACGCCGAAGCCTGCGCGTCAGCGCCTGCGCCCGCGAGCCGATCAGCAAAGCCGCGTTGCACGGCCTCGTCGGATGACATCCACGTTTCGGCGGCCATCCATGCGGAAATATCGTCCTCACTTTGCCCCGTCTCCTTCGCGTAGGTTCGCACCAGCGAAGCGTCGACAGCATCGAGCAGCTTCGCCGACTCGCGCAGATCGTCCGCATTCCCCATCGCGAACGTCCATGCGTTATGGATCATCACGAACGCCCCGTCCGTGATTTCGACCTCGTCCGCCGCCAGCATCACGAAGCTGGCCGCACTCGCCGCGACACCGTCGACATGCGCAATCACGCGAGCCGAATGCCCGCGAAGCGCGGTTTCCATGGCGCGCGCGGCAAACACATCACCGCCCGGGCTGTTGATGCGCAGGTGAATCGTGTCGGCCGTGATCCCGGCGAGTGCCTGCACGAACGACTGCGCCGATACGCCTCCCCACCAGTCGTCAGTCACGATCACGTCGTAGAGGTAGACCGTCGCAACGGTCCCGTCGTCGCTTGCTTTCACACTGAAGGCGCGCGGTGCCGCGCGGTTGTCACTCAGCAGCTGGAGGATTCGGTTTCGTTGCATCCTTGGTCCCTGAATTGAGTTTGTTGCCGTCCGGCACCGGCGGCATGTTGAATCGTCGCCGCACGTCGTTTTGCGACATCCATCCGGGTTCGCCTGCGCGGCCGAGAGCGATACGGAATGCCTCGAACATCGCCTTCGTGTCGCCGAGCTCGAGCGCCGTGTAATCGTGCTGAATCGAGCGTTTCTGCTTACGCACGACCTTGCGGCCAACCTCTTGCGCAATCTTTGTCAGGTGTCGCCCAAGCGTGTATTTCACGAAATGCTTCGCGAGCTGCTCGGCTGTCGTCCCGATCGTCGTACCCTTGTCGCTGCGCCCGATCATGTGCGGCATCACGCCGAATACCGAGCAAATGTCGTCGTCGGTCAGCTTACGGTTTTCGATTAACTGAACGTCGGCAGCGGACATCGTGATTTGCTTGATGTCCATCCCCCCGCCCAGCACGATCGGCGCCGTGCTGTTGTGCAATCCGCTGTATCGCTGCAACCATTGCCTACGCAATAGCGCGATGTCGCCCTCGTCGAGTTTCTTATCTGCCCGGATAACCAAGTCCGGACGCAGGTTCTCTGACAGCATCGAATCGATCAGTTGGCCGGCCGATGACGACACGTTGACCGGACCACGCAACGCGCTGCGAATTTGCGACATGCCACGTCGGCCATCGAAGCCGGGCCCAGGAACGTGAATCATGTCGTCCTGATCCACCGTCTCAACAGCATGCGTCGCCGGATCGACATAGCTGTACACGAGCCGATCGTCGATGAGATCAGGCCAAACAGACAGCGGGTGCAAAGGCTCGATTGATTCGATCTTCGGCGACCAGGGCGTGACGCGATGAATCCGCGACATCAGGTCGCCGTGCAGCAGCAGCCCCTGCACGCCAAACTCCCATCCGACAGCCGCAGACCACCGCGGATGCATCTGTTCGTTCAGCAGCTCCCAATACTCCGATTCGACCGGGAGCACGCCATCCGGGCCGCGCATGTATTCGACCAGCGGCGTCGCCGCGATCGCGCCACCGATGAGCGATACACACGAATAGACAGCTGCAACACTCATCGCACCGCGCTCGCTCACCGCCCTGCCCGGCGCCTGCAAACCCGTCATCCAGTCGAATGCATCCGTCCCCGGAACAATCTCGCTCGTCGACACGACGGTCGCCTGCGCCTTAGCCGACTGCCTTTCCGCGTTCCACTGGTTCAAGATGCGTGACCCGCTCGCGTTCGCGCGCGGCGCACCGATCGTTGCGTTCGTCATAGGATGTAGATTTCCGGAGCGGATTCGGGCTGATATGTCACCGCCCGAGTCGTTGCCATACACGCGGCGACGATCGGATCGATACGCCCGTTCGGCCGCGACTTTTTCTTGTCGGGCCGGATGTTGTCATTCGAATCAAGCATCAGCGTCACATTGCTCGCGCACCAACGCATTACCGGATTTCCACCGTGCCGCATGCTGCCGCCGTACACCAGCCGCTCGAGCTGCTTTGCGCCCGGCGACAGGCCCGACATGTTCTGTTGCACCTGGACCATCGGAATGTCGGCCTCAAGCAGTTCGTTCACGATCTGCGTCGCATTCCACGGATCGAACGCGATGTCCTGCACGTTGAATTTCCGACAAGCGCCGATGATCGTGTCGCGAATGATCGAGTAGTCCGTTACGGCGCCAGGCGTGACCGTCAGCCACCCAAGCTCGGCCCATTTCTTATACGGCGCTGCGTCGCTACCCTCCTGCGTATTGACCTTCGCCTCGGGCGCGAATATATGTGCGACGAAATACCACTCACCGTCCGGGCCGAGCTCTTCGACAATATCGCCCCCGTCGTCGTACGGAGGAAAGACGAGCACGAACGCGCTCAAATCCTGCGTACTCGCAAGGTCGAGTCCACCGAAACACCGCCGGCCGGCGAGAATTGCAGGATCGAACGGCACGCCGCAACGGTCCCATACCTGCATGTCGAACCAGCTCAACGCACCATTAACCCAGACGTTCAGGTCTTTGGTAAGAAAGTTCGCTTTCGCGCTTGGCAGCTCGGCAGCCTTCGCCGCCTGCGCACGCATGTAGTCGACGGTCTTTGCGCTGCCGAGGCTCGGATTCGCCTTGATCCAAACGGCTGGGTCGAACGGATCGTCGTCATCGTCGAGCGTGTAGATGTAGCCGAAGAAGCTGTCGTCGATCTTTTCGCCGCGGAGGATCATGACGAGATAGCTGCGAATCTCCGTGCAGATCCCGTCTAGGATGTAGCCGGCCGTCGTAATCGCGGAGATTAATGGCTGGAGTCGCGCACCGAGCGCTGACTCCATCACGTCCCACACCTCGCGCGTTTTGTGCGCGTGCAGCTCGTCCACCATGCAAACCGACGGGTTCAGCCCGTCGAGCGACTCCGCATTCGCCGGCAGCGGCTTGAACACGCTGCTGCCGATCACGATGCGCTCTTGGTTCGTGCCGTCGTACACCTTGATCGATCGCGCCAGCCGCTTCGATCGTCTACACCGACGTCGGTAGTTGTCGAGCGCGGGCTTGAACACGCTCATCGCTTGCTCGCGCGTCGTCGCGATCGTGTAAACCTCCGCGCCCTGCTCGCCGTCCATCAGGAACAGGTAATCGCCCTGGCCGGCCTTCCACGTCGATTTGCCGTTCTTACGCGCGACCTCTTCGTACCCAGTGCGAAAGCGCCGCAGCCCTGAGTCGACGCGGCGCCAACCGTACATCACAGCCGTCCAGAAGCGCTGCCACGGATCGAGCACCAGCGCCTGTCCGGCGAGCGCGCCCTTGATGTGAAGGAACTGCCGCTCGATATAGTCGATGACGTGATGCGCATGCCCGGCACTGAAAACGATGCCGCGCGCCGGGCCGTCGATCAGATCAACGTAGTGGCGTTTGACCGCGAGGAACACGAACTCGCCAGCAACGATCTCGCCGCGCAACACCGGCAGACCGTACTCGACATCCCATCGATGGCGAATGGCTGGAGTTAGGCGGGCAAGCTCGTCGGCCGAGAGCGCGCGTGATTCAGCAGCTCGTCGAACAGGTCGTCCTGTTGGTCCGAGTCGTCCATCTTCGACTTCGCGATCAGCATCGACGGCGTCGTCAGGCAGGCTTCCGGCAAACACTTGAGGAGCCCCTCTTTCAGCGACTTCGCCGCGTAGTAGAGTTGATGTGGCTGCGTGTGACCGTTCGGCGTCTGCACCATGAACGATCCGTGATTGATCTTCTCGAAGTCACGCAGCTGCAGCTCGACCTTCACCCATCGGACGAAATCGACGCATACGATCGACAGCGCAACACCAGCGGTCCGGTGCGGAACGCCCTCGGCGCGCAACGCAAAGCACAGGTAATCCCACACCTTGCGATGCGCGGACTCGAAATGCACCCCGGGCGGCGGCGGCGGCGATTCAATCGCCTTTCCAACGCCGCCGCCCGACGCGCGCGAATCGTCGGCACCGCCGACGTCGGCAAACGGTTGATTCGGACTCATGTGAGGCTTCCCGTAAGCGAGCCGACGAAAAACTCATCTCGCGTTGCGCGATCGGCTCTATGGGGCGGCTTTCTTAACCCCCCCCCTCTTCAAAAAGTGGTCCGCGATAAAATGCGGCTGAACGTTCGGTCCCGGGCAAGGGTCCGAAAAAATAAAACCACCCCCCCTCGGTTCGGGGGCGGCGGCCCGGGCGGGGTCACCGGCGACCGCGACCTCGCGCGGCCTCCGTCGCGGTCTTCGCGTCGTGGCACGGCTTGCAGATCGACTGCAAATTTGCGTGCTCGTCGGTTCCACCCTCGGCCTTCGATACGATGTGGTCGACCGCAACTGCCCGAGCGATCCGACCTTTCTTCCGACATGGCACGCAGAGTCCGTTGTCGCGCGCGAGGACTTCGCGGCGCAGCTTGGTCCACGCGGTTCCGTATCCACGCGCATGGCGCGAACCGCGTAACCGATCCGACTGCCAACCTACCGCCTCGCTCGCGTGCTCGGCGCAATAGCCCGGTACTGCGACCAGCCGGCCGCATCCATAATGCCGACACTGCGTCGGCGCTCTCTTTGGCATCGAAGGCCCCCCCCCCCTAGCAATGGCTCGAATCCGGATTTCGAAACGGCGAACGAGCGCATTGCAATCTGCCGCCGAACGTCTAAATTGCTTACTGCAGCCCGATGGTTGCGCCACCGCTTGATAAAGGAACCAACATGGCCGACAACATGCTGTACATCAAGTGTCCTGCTACTGGCAAAGCAATCCCAACGGGAATAGCTATGCCACCAGCGGCTCTCGAATCGAGCACTCTTACAAACAATAGCGTCTACTGCCCACACTGCAAGGCACCCCATACATGGAGCAAGACCGACGCCTTCCACGTGCCGTGAGTCCAATGCAAAAAGCCCTGAGGCTTTCGCACTCAGGGCTTCGCGATTCTTCCGGGCGAGCAGCGGTCCGGCAAAGGCCGCACGCACTCGGTAAAACTCACCGGATCAAATTGTGGATCGAAGTGTAGAACAGCTATTTCGATTCCGCAACACCTTCCGCAATCTTATCGATGATGGTCTGCACCGAGACGTACCGCGGGGGAGGCACCGCCAGCCTCTCCTCGACGGCGCGTTTCGCATGAGCCAGCGCGAAATCGAAGATCGTCGTCGGCCGCACCTTGAGCCCGAGCCGACGGCAGATCACGAACGGCGGCTTACACCAGACGTAGTGCATCTGCAGCAGTTTGCGATCCATCGGCATCAGCTTCCGCACCGCGACCTCGACCTTGTTCGCGTCCTCGAGATCGAGTGTTGAATCGATCGAACGCCCGCCGACCGACGGAAAGTAGATGCTCGCCACAAGCGAATCGCTTCCGCCTTCACCTCCGCCGTTCCGTTGCGCACGCGCCCAATTTTCCAATCGCTTTTCAATCGACATTCTTCCCCCGATTCAATTTTCATAAAGGCCGACGTGCAGCCGGCAATAACCACGACGGGTCGAACCCGCGCCGAGAATGGACGTGGCGACGTTCGTGCATCGCGTGCCGCCGTCGTCGACGTGCGCACAGCATCGGTCGTCCTGCGCTTGCTGCTTTGCGGGCGGCTGTTCGCGCTTCAACGACTGGTTTCGCTTCGCACGCACCTGATCCCAATTTTTTCGAAGGCGCGCCGGCGACCGAATCACGGTGCACCAAAATCCGTCCTGCAGAGCCCATGTCCACAGCTTTACGATTTGCTGTGGCTCGAACCCGTCGGCCAGCATGCCGTCGACATCCGAGGCCCATTCGTGAATATTCGGATCGGTTACGCCCGGATCGCTATCGCGAAGCCGTCGAGCCATCCACGCTGTGAGCGTAGCGATGCCCTCTTGACGATTTCCCTCTCTGCCTGTACCCTCGCCCCCCGGGTATACCACCGGCGTTGGAGAGAGAGATAAGGCTTCGTAATTTCTGTTTACTGGGTTGTTAGTTGGAACGTGGTTCCAGTAACTTTCCGATCCACCGGTCGCGCTGCCCATTTTTTGAGCATCACAGGAACCAGATTCCACCAACTCAGACGAGTTACTGGAACGTGGTTCCGAACTGCCTGTTTTTTGTGCACCGCCGGAACGTGGTTCCGGTAACTCCGGGGAGTTGATGGAACGTGGTTCCGACTCGTCAGACTCGGCGCCGGCAATGTCCAAGCTCAGATCGTCACGCGCGCGACGCGCGACATCCGCCGGCACCGTCAATCGGTAGTGGGCATGCGCCCACTTTCTGCCGACCTTCCGCGACTTCCATCGCCTGATCCATCCCGCATCCTCAGCAACGCCAAGGTGCTCTGTAACTGCCCGCGTGGAGAGCGACGCGCGGTCGGCCAGCTGATCGAGCGACGGCCAACATGTGTCGTCGATTGAGCTGGCATATTCGGCAACGACGAACAGAACGAGCTTTGTCGTGCTCGGCAGATCGCTCGCGGTCATCGCGCGTCGCCAGGTAAATGAAGTTGGCACTCCCGCCATCAATATGCCCCTGTCGGCTCGGCAAAATTCTCGAACCGTGTTAATTCATTTCGGAATGCCAATCGCACTGTCGCGAGCGGCCCGTTACGTTGCTTCGCGATAATCAGCTCGGCCATTCCCCTGTCTGCGCTGTCCGGGTTGTACACCTCGTCTCGATAGATAAAATAGATAACGTCAGCATCCTGCTCGATTGCGCCGGACTCTCGAAGGTCGGACATCATCGGCCGCTTGTTCGGGCGTTGTTCGAGGCCACGATTCAACTGCGAAAGCGCGATCACCGGGGCGTCGAATTCTTTCGCGGTCTTTTTCAACTCGCGCGAGATTTGCGATACTTCGCTGGTACGGTTCTCACCCGCCCCGCCATCCCCCGACATCAGCTGCAGGTAATCAACGATGATCAAGCCGAGCTTGCGTCCGATCTGCCGCTGCAATCGACGCAGCTTCGCCTTGAGCTGCAGCGGCGTGATGGACGCACTGTCGAGGACATAAACGGGCGCGTCGACGAGAACCTGTGTTCCATGCGTCAACTTTGACCAGTCGTCGTCGCGCAAGCTCGCAGTCCTGAGCTTGTGCTGATTGATGCGCGACGTTCCGGCCAGCATGCGCGACGCTAATTGCTCGTCCGGCATTTCCAACGAAAGTACCGCCACAGGCAGGCCGAGTGACACGGCAACGTTCTCGGCAATATTCATCGCCAGCGAAGTTTTCCCCATCGATGGCCGGCCAGCGACGATAATCAGCTCACCCCCATGCATGCCGTCGGTATGCCGATCCAGGTCGACAAATCCCGTAGCCGTCCCACCGATCTGGGCCGCACCACCAGCGTGGTAGCGCTCATCGATGCGCTGTATAACTGCCGTCAGCGCGCTCGATATGGGGCGAAATTCGTCGTTGGCCGACTGGCTTGTGTCGGCGATTTTAAGCAGTTCGCCCTGCACAAGATCCAGCAATTCGACAGGCGATTTGCCGCCGGGCTTCAACACGGCATCGCGTAGCCGCTCAGACACCTTGAGCATCCGCCTCGATATCGAACGGTTCCGGACGATCTCAGCGTAATGTCGAACGCCTGCTGCGCTCGGCGTTGCGTGCACTAGGTCATTCAAGAATGCGAGCGGCTGATCAACCTTTGCATCGACGGAGCGCAGACGATCGAAAACCGTCACGACATCGGCACTTGCGCCTCGCTGAATCAGTTCGCGTATTGCCCTAAAGACGACGGCATGCTCGCCGACCGTAAAATCCGTCTCGGAGACGACACCCGCAATTTCCTCGAGCGCGCCGTTGTCGAGCAACAGCGCACCGAGAATACTTTGCTCCGCTTCCGGCGCCGAAGTACGGGCGTGCGCATCCAACGGGTCGTGTGCGCCCATTCGGAAAACCTCCGGGAACTAGTAAATTAGGCGCCGCGGCGGCGACGACGGTGTTGCGCCGAGCGCCGGGCGATAGCGATCGTGTGTTCGATTTGACGTTGCGCCGCCCGTCCAACACGCTCGATCGATTCAGCTTCCCGCGGCTCGATCACACCATCATCAGCCGCCCGCCGAACCTCTTCGGCCAAGCCACCGGCCTTTGTACTGACCGTCAGCGCAGAGTCAACCAACGCGCGAACGCAATCCGAATCGGAGTCGGCGACGGTTTCGGACGCGACGAGCCCGAATCGTGCATTGAACGCATGTACAGCCGCGAGCGCATGCGGTTGATTTTTCTCGAGCATCCATTCGACGAGCAGCTCGAACATTTCGCCAGACAGACGCGCGCCCTCGACCTCGCGCAAGCGGAGACGCAACGATTCCCCGGTTATCCGAACTCCGCGGCGTTCGGTGAGATAGCGTGCAGCGTCCTCGACTTTCCCAGGCGTCTTGAGCACGGACGTATATAGAACATCGATCCATGCCGTTTGGCTGTATTGGTGAGTCACAATTTCCCCTTGAATTTCACCGAATTTCATTCTGTTAACGTCGATCCAGGACCCGTACGATTGCCACATCGAAATTCACGAGCAATCACGCAATGATCCGAACCAAGACACTCCGCCGCCCAGCCCAGCAAGCGACACTGGCCGGCTTTAAGTTCCGCACAAGGCAAGCTGTTAGTCGCCATCTGCACGATCTGCGATCAGCCAGGGCATTCGATCGCTTTCTCCGGAGCGTCCTTACTGCGGACGGCCCGCTTCTGCACGAAATCGCTCGGGATAAAGAATCTCGACCTCGGTGATGGCCGAGTCGCCGAAGTAGACGACCAAAGCGGCCGCGCCACGGCGTGAGAATTGCTCCCCGCGCTCGATCCGACTGAGATTCCCTTGATCAATACCAACGGCCTGCGACACCTGCGCCACGGTCAGGCCGCGACTCTTCCGCAACCGCCGCAGCGGCGTTTCAGACTGCGCTCGAGACATCGCACCTCCACAAATATGCGTGTGACGCATCTTACAAGGCGAGAAGAAGATGCGCAACACGCTTTGCGCAGCACGCAAATGAGGCGAACAATTCAGACATGGAAAAGATCTCCCGACATCGCTTGATCCTTGGTGGCAACATCCGTAAGCTACGTAAGGAGCAGAAGATGACCATCCTCGCCCTCGCCAATGTGATCGATAGCGACGTGGGGAATATTTCGCGTGTCGAGCGCGGGCTCCAGGGGTGCAGTGACGAAATGCTGCAGAAGCTCGCGACCGCATTAAGGACCACACCTGCAGAGCTGATCCGAGACAGCTCGTTTGAAAACGCCGAACCAGCCCCTATGGGTACTCGGCGGATCCCAGTAATTAATTCGATACAAGCTGGACAACTTACAACAGTGGTGGATGCCTTTCCTCCGGGCATGGCGCTTGAGTGGATTGAAACGGACGTTGACGTTTCCCCCGGCACCTTTGCCCTTGTCATAGGCGGGAAATCGATGGAGCCCGAGTTTGCTGAAGGCGACAAGGTAATCATCGATCCCGACGTTCGTCCCCAGCCGGGCGATTTCGTCGCGGCCAAGAACGGCGAAGAAGAAGCAACATTCAAGAAATACCGACTGCGGGGTCTCACAGAATCCGGAGCCGAGATATTCGAACTGGTGCCGCTGAATCCCGACTTCCCGACGATACGTAGCGATCAGATGGAGTTGCGGATCATCGGAGTTATGGTCGAACACCGCCGCTATCGCCGTCGTCGCTGACGAGACCATCCGAAGAAGAAGTAGCCCAAGCCCGCGCATGCGGGCTTTTCTTTTTTCGACAATTTGCGCTTGACGCATTTTTCACGATGCGTACAATGCAACTCCTAATATGCGTGCTACGCATTTTTACAGGAGTCTCTATGTCGACGCTCATTCTGTTTGCGAACCGCGTGCATGCCGGCCACCGTGACTGGCATCCCCTGGCGGCGCTCGCGGCGCTCTACCTGGTCGCAAGCGCGATAGCCCCGGCCTTCGGCATCTGAGGTGCGCGATGAACAACACACCTCGCTCCGCACGCCAATTCGAAACGCTGCTGCTCGACTGCATCAATCGAGCGGCCGAAACCGCTGAGAAACACAGCAGGCAAGACGAACGCCCGCGGGCCTTCACTGCCTGCCTCTGCGGCGCGCTCGAGTCACATGGCCATCTCTCACTCGCAAAGGCATTCGCTGCCGGCGCCGGCATGGAACACCTGTACCCGGCGGAGAAAGCATGAACAAGCCCATGCCCCTCTGGAAAATCGTGCTGCTCTGGCTTGCCGTCGGTATCGGTTGCGTCGCGTGGACGTACAGCGACGAAGCACCGGCCGCGTCGAGCGCAAGCACCTACAGCGCTTGAGTCGGCCATGCAGAAAGCTCACCTGCCAACCCATCTGCTGCGCGTCGAGTGGCAATTGCTGCGCATGCGCGGCGATTTCGACACGGCAATCCAACGCGAGAGCGTTCGTCAAACACTCGAATCGTCGGCCCGCGCACGCGAGACTCGCGAGCAACGCCGCGCAGCTGCGCGCGCCGACATCAAGCGCCTGCAGGCCGGCGACGCGGAGGATTGATCGATGCCGCGCTGCCACGTTCGCTGCACGCACTGCACCGCGCGCCGATGCCTGCGCCGCCATCCTGATCGCTACACGCGCTTGCCAGCGTGCCGCATGTGCAACCGCCGGAAATACCGCGTCGACCACTGGATGAATCGCCGGAATACGACGCGCATGCGCTGTGACTGCGCCGGTTACTGGTTCCCGCACCGCCGCGGCTCCCTTTTTTGCTGGCATCGAGCCGACGGCTCGAACCGCTATCCCGGCGATACCGATTTCGCCGACCGCAATTACGACGGCCTCGCGGCCTGACTTCATCTGAGAGGTAATCGCATGTCCCTGTTCACGTCACTGCACGCGCTCGCACAAACCACGAGCATCAACATTCTGATCACGGCGGAAGGCGCCGACAACCTGCGCGTCAACGTTACGCCGATGCCGAACGGCAAGGGCGAAAAGCAACGCTGGCCGCTGTCGCTGCTCGCGACGCCCGCGGAACTCGACGCGGAATTCGCAGCCGCTGTCGAAGTGTACGCGCCCGGCGCCACGCCGCTGCTCGACCAGGCGCGCGCGTGCGCCGCTGCAAATCAAGCCGACGGCGCGCCCGCCCTTCCCGCTCCGGCCAACAGCCAGTCGGCACTCCCGACGCCTCGTCGCGGCCGCGGTCGACCGCCGAAGGCTGCAGCAGCCGGCGACGCCACCACCCCGCCCTCGAATGACAACGCGGCCCCCGATGCAACCGATCCGCGCCAGATGCGTATCGACGACGACGGCGAACCGAGCGCCGACAGCGAGACGCCGGCCGCAGAAACGCCGGCAACCGCGGAGCACGCGAGCGCGGCGCAGCCGCAATCGACCGACGCTGGCGTCGACCTGTACTGATCGGAGACAACGACATGCAAATTGAAACGCTCGCTCGCGAATTCTCGTACAACGGCGCCAAGCTCGCCGACCCTGCGCCGGCGTTCACGCTCCAGCAAGTCCGCGACTTTTATTCGCAGACCTATCCCGAGCTGACGAACGCCGAGATCGAGGGGCCGGTCATCAAAGGCAATCGCAACGTCTACACGTTCCGGCGCGCCGTCGGCACGAAGGGCAATGGCGCGATGCCGCGCGGCGGCTACACCGTCAAACTGTCCACCAGCGCAGACGGACGAACCTACGTCGCCGGCATCGCGCGCGTGATCCCGGCCGACTCCGACGACACGCGCAAAAAGCTCGATGAGATTCGCGCGACTGATTGCGTCGCGCCGCTTCCTATCCGCGCCTATCTCGCCGAACTCGACCGATTCAGCACTGCGCACGTGTGCCCGCTGCTCGACGAAGAAGTCGCGTTCATCAATGCGCTGCACGCGCGCTACTGCACGCAACCGAAATGACGCTCCGCGAACTTCAACAGCGCTTGCGCACCGACACGCTGAATCGGGGCCAGCGCCTGCCGACCGCGATCGGCAAGTACGACGCGCCCCTCGCGCGCAGCGTGGCGCGCGCGGCCACAACCAACGACGGCACGACCGAACGCCTGCGCCTGCCGTCGACACTTGCTCCGCTGCTGCCATGATCGCCGCACCGCTCACCCTGCCCCGCATCGCGGCTGACGTGCCGACGCGCTACACCATCGGCGACGACGCCGATTTCATGCGCCGGCTATCTCTGGCGCTGCTTCGCGGCCGACAGCTTACCGAAGCCGACGCCGCGACGCTCGGCGACTCCTCGACTGAAAGCGATTTGGCGTTGAACGCGATGCCGCGCATATGGAAAGAAATCACCAGCGATATTGGTTCGTTTGACTGGAGCCTCGCGATCTCGGACGCGAACAACATGCCCGACACCGCGCTCGTGCGCATCACGACGGCAGAAGGGGCGGGAAGCGGTGCGATTAGATTCATTGGATCGGGCATTCGACGCCTCGAATCGATTCAACCAGGCCTCGGCCAAACCGTGCTCGCGGTCCTGTACGAGGCTTGCCACCACTATTTGCCGTCCGTGTGTACGCCGCCTGAGGCAATGGGTCTGGCCGAATACATGTACTGGTACAGCAACGAAGACGAGGTTGCCGCGCTTCCAGAACTTCGCGACATGAATACCGCACCGGGCGACCCGTGGCTCCCCGATCAGGAATTCCTCGACCACATCGACGTTCCGCGGCGCGCCGAGTTTTTCGCGAGCGCGCCACCTTGGGCCATAACGCCAAAGCGCGTACTTGATGCATCCGAGGCGCGTCGGTATTACGACACAAATCTGATCGCATGGGCAGCCATCGACGCGTGCGACGCGATCCACCGGACGATCACCACCGGCGGCCCGTTTGCCCGCGTCGACCTGAAGGACACGAGCGAATATGTTCAGGACTATTCCCTGATTCTCGCCTGGGACCGAGGCGACGGCCTCGAACGCATTCTTGACGATTTCTGGCAAGGCGAAATGCAGTGCGGCGACCCTGAATCGTGCACAGCACTCCACATTTCTACGAACGGCCGCGCCCTCGGAACGTGGCTTGATCGCATGCGCAACACCGCGACGCTGGCCAAGGCCGTTTCGAACTTGGTCATGCTGATCTCGACGCCCGATGGATCGGATATCGACGGCGAACCCGTCAAGGTACAGGTGCGCGTATGAGCCGCGTTGATATTTACGGAAACGGCGACGTGTCGCTCGATCTGCACTCCGCCCTGCTGATTTACAAGAACGCACTCGAAAGCCAAGTCTACGTCACGAAGCACTCAGCCCGCGTGGTCGACGGCGTGCCGACGCTGATGGCCGGCACGCCGATCACGCGCTCGCAATTGGCTGAATTTGTCGCTGCGGCATCGAAGCAGCTCGGGCACGAAGGATTCATTCACGAGCGGGCGATTTTCACCGCCCCCGGCGTCGTCGCCTGGTGGACGCCGGCCGCGCAGCGTCAGGTCTGGTTCTCAGCCAGCCCACCAATCGGCGAGCGTTCAGCGGTCACGCACCACCCCGCACTGTTGTTCGTTGCCCGGGGGGAAGCACGCTATGTGTTCGCGCTCGCAGAGAACTCTAGGCCGACGCCTGACACGCAGGTCTATCAAGCACCCTACTTCAATGTGAGCAAGGGCGGGCAGATTTGCACTGGCAACGTCGACATAGCAGCCAACCCCACGCCGGCAGAAATCGAACGATACGAAGCCGATGAATTTTTTCGTAGCCGATTCACGCACCCAAACGCCACGAAGCTGATCAACGGGGGCAGCGCTGCCGATCTCTGGGTCCAGCTGCTCAACGGTGCCGAATTTCCGACCGAGCGGCTCGTCAGCAGCGAAATGACCGTCGCCGCAGCCATCCAAAACATCACGCAACGGAGTTAATCGTCATGAGCAAAATCGAAACCATCAAAGCCGAATTTGAAACCGCCACCGGCGCCGTGCTCGAACAGCTCGGCAAGGCGCTGTCGACGTTCACGCGCGCCGTCGCTGACGAAGTCACCTCCGGCCAGCAACGCGCGCTCGCCGCGCGGGCCGACGACGAGAACATCGCGCTCGACAATGCGCTGTTCGATAGCGCGCCGGTAGCGGCCGTGCCGCGTCACGCGGAATTCGCGCCGCTGCTCGACGTCGGCCACCGATTCCTGCTCGCAGCCGAAGGCCTGTTCGTCGAGATCCGCCGCCCGTGGCTGCACCTGATTCAACCGATCGCGCCGATCGATGGCGCCTGCCCGCGTCCGCCGTACGGTTCGATCGACACCAAGATTGAATTCGCGTTCGGGCGCATCAGCGCCGCTGAGCCGCACCTCCGCCGGTTCGCAACCGACGCCGCCGGCGCCGCGCCGAACGAGCATGCCGCATGGATTGTCTGGAACGAGACGAGCAAGGAACTGGTGTACCGCGAGGTAGAAGTCACCAGCTCGACGCCGACCGCGATCACAATAAATCGGCCGGCCCTCGCCGACGACGAAAGCCTCGCATTCGATCTGCACAGCCACGGCACCGGCCCGGCCGGCTTCAGCTCAACCGACGACGCAGACGACGCTGGCGAAGTGAAGATCGCCGGCGTGATCGGCGGCGTTGGCACGACCAATCCGAGCGTTGCGTTCCGCCTGTGCGCGCTCGGCAAGATGATCACGCTGCGCGTGCCGGTACAGGCATTTTTCCCGACGACGGAGAAAGCCGCGTGAACCAACTCGACATGCTCGAACTCGCCGCACGCGCCGCAGGGTGGGAAGCGAAGCGCCACACGGTCCGCGACTGCACCGCAATCCACGTCAGACCGCACGCAACCGCCGCGTGGCGCGCGTTCGACTCGATCGGTTCACGCGCGGACGCATTCGAGCTTTCGAGCGCGGCCCGCATCGACGTGACGCACTTCGCTGACTACGTGACGGCGCACGCCGGCGCAGGTGCATTCCGCCACTTCACCCACGACGACATCGATGCGCAGCACGGTGTCGCCGCGCAGCAGGTGGAGCGCGAGCGTGCGACGCGCCGCGCGATCACCGAATGCGCCGCGTTGATCGGGCGCGACGTCGGTGCGCCCTGGTGGAGGACGGTATGACCCATCACACGACACCGGCCCGCTTTCTCAGCGATCGGCGCGTTACGGTTGCACTGATCGGATGCGGCGGCACTGGCTCGCAGATGTTGACGGGGCTCGCGCGCCTCAATCATGCGCTCGTCGAGCTCGGCCATCCGGGCCTGCATGTTACCGCGTTCGACGCCGACACGATCAGTAGCGCGAACGTCGGCCGGCAAATGTTCAGCCCCGCCGACGTCGGCCTGCACAAAAGCGTCGTACTCGTTCACCGGATCAACGCTTTTTTCGGGATCGACTGGTGCGGTCGACCCGTGCACGCTGGCCCGGACGAGCTTGTGCGCGGCGCGCCCGCCCTCACGATCATGTGCGTGGACAGCGCGGCCGCTCGCGCAAAGCTCGAGCCGACCCTGCGCGCATCGAATTGCTATGTGATGGATCTCGGAAACCGAGCGAGCGATGCGCAGGTGCTGTTCGGCGCGCACAAAAAGGTGACGGGCAACACCAAGACTGCCGCCGGCAGCATGCCGCTGCGCTGGCCCTACGACGTACTGCCCGAGCTGATCGACACCTCGATTCCCGAGGACGACACGCCGAGTTGCAGCCTCGCCGAGGCGCTTGAGCGGCAAGAGTTGTTTATCAACCAGGCCGTCGTCACGCAGGGGCTCGCGATCCTGTGGGAATTCTTCCGGCACGCGCGCCTGACCTGGTGCGGCGCCTTCATCAATCTAAAGACAGGTCAAGTGCGGCCGCTGCCTGTCGCGAAAGCGGAGAGCGCTAAGTGAGCTTCGAATACATCCGCAAACACTACGGCGTGCCGGCCGAGCGCGGGCGTCAGGTGAAATGCTACGGCGAGCGCGGCGTCATCACGAATACTGCTGGCCACTATCTCTGCGTCGTCATCGATGGAGACAAGAGCGAAGAGGAGCGCCTCTATCACCCCACCGACCAGGTCGAATACGGGGAGATCGTCGATGCGCCCGTGCTGCGCGAGTGGCGCTGCCTCGCTCCGTGGCGCGACGAGTTCGAATGGGGGGCATGGTTCACGGTGACCGCCAGCACGCGCAGCAAGGCCAGATATAAAGCCTTCCGCGAACTTTTAGACGTCTGCGACATGACCGGCAAGGACATGATTCGGATCCGCGTCCGCGCCAGCCGGAGGCTGCAGCCGGGCCACGCCGTATCCGTACCACCCTCCGATGACCCGGACTTGCCGTTCTAACAAAAGGAGCAAAACCATGACCACCAACAAAAGTCACACTGATGTGCTGACGGCACAGGCAGCACTCGCCGCGATCGATGATTTCGAGATCGTCGGCGAAAACAATGAGTCGCGGGAGCCGAACGACGAAGATCGCTTCATCCTGACCGAGTTCATCGCGCATGCATTCGGTGGATACCCCTTCGAGCAACACGAAGCAGCGACGGTCGACGCTCGCGCGCGTTGGAAAACTGGAACGCCGCCGACCAAGGATGGCGAGCACAACGAATACATCGTGGCCGTGCGCCGTGCATATGACAAACGGCGTGTGTTCGTGTTCGCTGCGAGCCACGCGAACAACTACGACGATGAACTGCGCGACCCAGACGGCAATGAATTCATCGCGGACGGCTGGTACGACATCGGCGAAGACCCAAGCGGGGAATTCAACACCTTGTTCACGCCGACTCTGGGTCCGGATGACGAGGTACTCGGCTGGCAGGAACTCCCGAAGTGGAGCGGTGCGACATCCGCACAGCTCGAACCCAATGCGACAAATGGAAAGCAAGAAGCAGCCCCTGCCGAGGGCGCAATCGATCCGACCGAGCAGCTGATCAACTTCAGCGGCCACTCGCTCAACCTGACCGGCGCGCAGCTGCTCGAGGCACTCGACTTCATTGCGCCGGATCGCGATCGCGATCAGCTTGAAAGCGAACTTACGTTCCAGCGCGGCGAAGGGCACGCCGGCAACGGCATGTATTGCTGGGTCACCGAATACCCCGAGGAAGGCGCGATCTTTGTCGACGGTTCGACCGCAATCCCGGACGAGGTGACGCTGACAGCGGAGGAAGTCGTGGCGCTACACGTGCTCAATGAAAAACTTCGCTATGTGGATGACATGGGACCAGCTGACGAAGGCTGGCAATCGGACAAACTGAATGCCGCATGGACAGCCGTCGACGCCGTACTCGCCCGCGCCCCATTTGGCAGCGAGACGGGGCATGCGCGGCCAGACGCTCGCCACGCGCTGACGGACGCGGCGCGCGACGTGCTCGCCGAACGCCGCCGGCAGGTCGACCAGGAAGGATGGACACCTGCACATGACGATCAATACGGCGATCACGAAATGTCCTGCGCCGCAGGCTGCTATGCGATGTGCACGCTGGCTCACCCCGCCGGCGATCCGCCTCCGGAGTGGCCCTGGGCCGCAAATTGGTGGAAGCCGACGACGCATCGTCAAAATCTCGTGAAGGCCGGCGCACTGATCCTCGCCTCGATCGAACAGATTGACCGCGCAAGAGAGCCACAATAATGGACATGAGCGAACTGCAGCAGCTGCTGCCCGAGCTGCGCCGGCTGGTCGCTGCGCTCGAGCAGCCGAAGAAGCTCGACGAAACGCTGTGGAGCACGGAGCAAATTGCGAAATGGCTCGGCCTGTCGAAAGCCACCATCGAACTGCGAGTCGTCACCCGCAAGGATTTTCCCGCCGGCATCCGGCCGGTCGAGAGCCAGCAGGCGCAACGCCGATGGTTCGCGAGTGACATACTCGAATGGGCGCGCCGCAACCGCGGCACGCTCCCGACGCCGCGGCCAGGCCGGCGCCGGAAGGCGGATTAATCGAGACGTGCCGCCAGCTCGGCGGCCGTCTCGTCGTAGTAGATCATCAAGGATTGAATATCCCTGTGCCCGATCATCTTCGCCAGCGCCAGCACGTGGAGCTTCCGCGATAGGCGCGTCGTCGCCTCATGCCGAGAATCGTGGAAATTTAAATCTGCGATCGCGGGCCGCTTCTTCGCCAGCGCCGCGCGCGTGCGCCGCCACATCACATCCATGCTGGCCTGCGCAACAGGGAAACACCGCGGCTCTCCCGTTATTTTCGGCAACCGATGGATCAATTCGACGGCTCGCGTCGACAACGGCACATCCCGCGCATCCCCATTCTTCGTCTTCGGAAGCCGCACAAATCGCTTGTCCAGGTGCACGCTCGGCCAGGTCATCGATGCCATTTCAATCTGCCGCATACCAGTCTCGATGGCGAGCAGGAAGGCAAGGGCCGTGTACTGCTTGACGTTTTTCGGGGGAACGCCGTCCTGCAACCCGAGAGCCGCCGCCATCGCGGCCGCCTCGTCGTCCGACACGCGTCGATCGCGTGACGGGGGATTCTTCGGCCGCTTCACCTCGTGAACCGGGTTCGTGTGAACCCACTTCCATTCCGTGCGCGCGGCCTCAAATACGGCCGACAGCAGGTTCAAATCTCGGTTGACGGTTGACGGCTTGACCACCTTGAGCCGCACATCACGCCACGCCGCGATTTGTTCCGGCTTCACGTTGCGGATCAGCTCGCCCACAAACTCCATCTCCTCGCGAAAGAAATCGAGCCGAGTCTCGTTCCATTCGTGCTTGCCCATCGAGGGTGACACTTTCGCCAGATACTCGTCGAAGCCATCGCCGAGCGTCTTGTTGACCTTCGAATATGATCGTCGACGACCCGCGTCGATTTCCGCCTCGAGCGCGGTCGCCCACGCCACGGCCTCCGCCTTTGTATCGAACGTTCTCGAATCTCGAATGCCCGCCTTCGCGACTTCCGCGCGCCACGACGCGCCCCGCTTTCTGTAGCTTGCCAT